ACCCGTGATGTTGCTTACAACTTTCGCATGGGCGCGGGCTTCCCCGGCGATGTCAATCGCACCCATCCGGCGTCCATCGAACCGGTGCTGATCGATACCACCAACCCGCCGCTGGCATATGGCCATCTGGTCATGATTGCCACTTCCCAAGGCGTGCGCAAGGTCATTGCCGGCGATCAAAGCGATGCGACTGCTATCGGTTATGGCATCCTGGTACGTCCATACCCGATCCAGCAATCGTCCGCTTCGAATTTCGGCCAAGCTGATTTCGGCGCAGCTGTTCCCGCTGCACGCGGCACCGCCGACGTCCTTCGCTCCGGCTATATCATGACCAAGCTTCCGGTCGGTCAGAACCCGAAAAAAGGCGATCCGGTGTACGTCTGGGCAACTGCGAACAGCGGCGCCCACATCCAGTCGGGTTTCGAAGCAACTGCTTCGGCAGGCAACACCAACCCGGTTAAAAACGCAACTTTCAACGGAACGCCAGACGCCGACGGCAACGTCGAAATCTGCTTCAACGTTTAACAGCAACTGAACGGTAACCGAATCCGAAACTTTTCGAGGATTACAAAAATGTCCGCACTGATTCTTCCAACGCACCTCCGTCGCAAAACTCGCGACAATATGACTTTCGATTCGGCTTATCGTACCATCGACGCAGCCGGCAACATGCACGGCCGCCCACTCGGCAACGCCTTCAAGACCCACGATGGCCGCACTGTGGACAGCACCGGCGCTTTTCTGGTTGGCGAACTGGAGCGGCTGGACATGACGCTGCACGCGCCGCTGGCAGCGGTCACGTGGGGTCGAGATATCGACCTCCGCGAAGATGTCACCATTGCCGATGAAGTGTCCAGCTTTACGCTGTCCAGCTTCGCTTCGGCTGGCGGACTCGGCACCGGCAACGGTATCGGCACCGGCAAAGCATGGATCGGCAAGGACAGCACGCAAGTAACCGGTGTTTCCGCGGATATCGCGAAAGTGCCGCAACAACTGCTCCCTTGGGGTATGGAAATCAAGTACACCATCCTCGAGCTGGAAAGCGCTGCCAAACTGGGTCGCCCCATCGATTCGCAAAAATACGAAGGTCTGCAACTCAAGCACCAGATGGATATCGACGAGCAAGTTTATGTTGGCGACTCGTCCACCGGCTCCACCGGCATGATCAACAGCGCTCGCGTTACCAACGTTGGCAACCTGCCAGCCGGCGTCAGCGGCTTCTCTCGCTGGCAGACCAAAACGGCCGACGAGATTCTGGCCGACGTCAACCTCATGCTGACCAGCGTGTGGCAAGCTTCGGCATGGGCAGTCATGCCAACGCGTCTGATGCTGCCGCCGGCTCAATTCGGCTATATCAGCACCCAGAAAGTTTCGCAGGCCGGCAACGTGTCGATCCTGAAATACATCCAGGACAATAACCTGCTGACCACCTCGGGTCGCGGCAAACTGGAAATCCTGCCGCTCAAGTGGCTGATCGGCGGCGGCGTTGGCGGCACGCTCGGCCAGCTGAACTCGATCGACCGTGCGGTCGTTTACACCAAGGAAAAGGATCGTCTGCGCTACCCGATGACCCTGCTCCAACGCACCCCGATCCAGTACGACAGCATTTATCACAAAACAACCTACTACTGCCGCCTCGGCGAAGTGGAAGTCGTTTATCCGGAAACGCTGGGTTACTTCGACGGCCTGTAATACAAAGCCAGTTTGTTGCAAAAGCCCTTGATTGCTCAAGGGCTTTTTCGATCAAATCGGCGTTGCATAACGATAGCGGAGAATAGAAATGAGCGAAGATACTTCTGGGTTGCCACCACCTCAAGCCAATCCGTGGGCTACGCAAATGCCTGCCGAAATGACTGCTGCCCCTCCCGCAGTTGCCCCGCAAGCTCCGGAAGCCGGTATCCCAACCCCTCCGGCCATACCCCAAGCTCCGGCTGCGCCAGCTGCCCCCGAAATTTTAGGCGTGGGCACGCCTATACAGGCGGCTACTGCGGAAACTGCTGCCAAGCCTACCGAAGCCAATGGAGCGGCAGAAACGCCAGCTGCCCCGGTTGCCGATGCCCCGGTTGCAGCTTTACAAGAAGCAAGCGAAAAGCTGCCCGAAGTAACTGTTCTGGTGCCAAAAGGCTTCAATTTCCGTCCGGAGCAAGGCGTAGAAATCAAGATCGTTGCAGGCATACAAGAGATGCGTCTGGACTACGCCGAGCACTGGTATGTCAAGGCTCAAGGCGTAACCCAATATCGACCGCACTAAAAATCCAAAAACCCAAGCGCCGGGGGAATCAAGGTGGTGAACTCTGCGCTTTAATCATTTTCCACCTTGAAAGAGGATTCATCATGAACAAACTGTTCCGTAGCTTTGCAACTGCTTTGTCGATGCTGGCGCTGGTATCGCTGGCTTCGGCTGCACCCGTCTATAACGCCGCTACCAAAACCGCCCGCATGCAAGTCGTTGTTACCCAAGTGGATGGCGGCGGCGCTGCTGGTTCGCTGGTTATCGGCACCTCTGGTATGGCAACCACGCTCTGCACCCTGACCCTGAACTACAACCCAGCGGGCACCGTGTCCGGCTCGGTATTGACCCTCAGCGGCTTTCCGAAATCCTGTACCGCTTCGGCTTCCGGCACCGCTGCTGCTGCCTCGGTCAAGAATTCGTCCGGCACCGACGTCATTACCGGCCTCACTGTGGGCACATCGGGAAGCGACATCAACCTAAATAGCACTTCGGTCAGCTCCGGCCAGACCGTGACCATCAACAGCATGACCTTCACTCACTACTAATTTACCCCGGAAGTGAGATGTCATCATGACTGTAACCGCCGCAGGATCTGGATGGAATCCTATTCTTTTGCCACGATTCGGCGGCGGCTGGTCTTCATTTCCTCAAGGATCAGGATCAGGAGCAGCTGTCGAACCCGGCCCGGGCGCAGCGGCTGGATCAGGAAACCTTGGATTGCCCATAGCCCCTGTGGTTACCGGCAGCCGAATCACAAATACCTCAGTTCGTTTTTCTTGGAATTGGCCCTCTGGTAACGGGGGAATAACCTTACTTCAGGTGAGATACCGTACTCCATCAGGCTCAGGGGCTTATAGTGCTCCCGTTGCTTTGGCATTAGATGCAACCTTCTACGATTTAGCGGTTAGCTCAGGTGGCAATGCCGATTTGTATGTTACCGTTGCTAATAGCGCGGGTTCGACAAATAGCAACGTTGCATCTGCAAGCGCTTCCGCAAATAGCATCACCCCCACTGGAATGGTTGATCGACCTACCGCCGAACCGTATTTCTTTCAACCGTTTGTAGGTCTTGCAGAAGGAGCCACTCCAACTGCAGCAGGCTTTACTTCTTGGGTTAATCGCGGTGGAGAAAAAGTAACTTTGCTAGATGGAGTTGGTGGAGGTAGCCTGCGTTGTGATCCGCAGGTTGCTAACAATGCATTTCCACATATTGGAATTTATACTCCAAGCGGCACGCAACAATTGCACATTTATTTTTGGTTTAAATTGTACGGATCAACCTCGCAGCCGTTCCGTCAACTTAAATTTTGCCGCGCTGGAACTAGAACGAATATTGGCCCAATTGAAGATTACGCATCGACAAAAGCTAAGTTTATGCCGTCGATTTATATTTATCCACCGAAGAATGTTGGCGAAAATTCTGTTCACGCTGAATGGCAAAATGCCGCGTTGCAGCACATAGGGCTTACGCCAGATTCAACTGGATATGGCGGCACGCCAGTGGCCCCGGGATCACAACCCGATATAGACGCTACTGCAAATTGGGTCTGCACGGAAACTCATTACAAATTAAATACCATAAGCCCGGCGGTCGCAAATGGCTTATGCAAAATGATAACGAACGGTTACGTGCAGCATAACCGTACCGCAGTTCCGGTTAAAACAACTGCGGATGAAGATTTATCTTTCGTTCAGTTTATCCCGTCTCTTGATTTGGATGGAAACCCGGGCGAATTTGATTATGCAATTAGCCGCGTCTATACAGACACTTACGGCGGCCACATTTGCCGTATTAATGCTTCAACTTTGGCAGCAGCTACTAAGAAGTTTATGTTAAAACCAATAGCACCTTTCTCTGGTGCAGATTGGTTCTGGGACCCCGCTAGCGAAGCTGGAGCGCCAACAGATTGCGATTGGGTTTGCGCTGTCGATAGCGCTGGAAACTCATTCGTTGAATACCGCCCAATTTGAGGCTTTAACAAATGACTAGCTTTAGCTACAATGCTGCCGCTGCAATAACCGAATCTCCAGCGTTGCCCGCTGGGTTGGTAATGCTTGTTGGGCAAATGCGCAACCTTAACGGAGCCGGTCTTTACACTATTGGATCCGCCACGGGCTTTCTTTGCGCCCATAATGCCACCTACACTCAAAACATTTTAAAATCTAAAATCACGCTTGGCCAAGACGCTGGCCCAGATGATCTCCTTCAAATTATTTTCGGCGTTAGAACCGGAGCGAATGCCAACTGCATTGTTGGAGTTCACATTCAGGGTACTAGCGTCCAATTCAAATCCGAAACAGCCGCAGAGGTAATGACCCCGCGCGGTACAGCCACGCTAGCAACTACTCTGGTTGCAACTGATCAGGTTGAAGTTTGGTATTACAAAACTACCGGTGCAATCTTACTCTATATCAACGGGATTAATATCCCGGCAGTCGGTGCTTCCCCCGATTTACTTTATGCAGCAGAAGCAAGCCTTTCCCCGGCTTTTGGAGAGTACACTCCGGATCTGGGTTACGCTAAAATCGCACAGCTGGATTTCAACGAAGCTGCGGATGGTATCGCAGGTTCTGGAGCCACCACCGAATCCGGCCCAGACACTGTAAGCGGATCTGGATTGGTACCAACTTTTGGCTCTGGAGCAACGACTGAGGCTGGCCCCGGAACAGCGTCTGGATCAGGCACGGTAGCATCGCCAACCTCCACCGATGTTTCCGCGCTAACGATTAAATCGCCTTTGGTTGGGAATGAGTTTCTGGCCATTGGTGATGGCGGAGTTGCAAAATCGGCAACGCCTGCCGGTATTCTAGCTTTGATTTATGCCGGTAGCGGCACGGTGGCAGCGCTTGCCAGCGTGTCCAAGGCCGCTTTCCGGATTGCCTACGCAACAGACGGCCGCCGTTCTGGTCAGGGCTTAGGGGCGGGCACAGGCTGCCCAGTATGGGCCGATGGCACTAATTGGCGGACTTTTTACGACAACTCTATTGTCGCAGCATAAGGTATAACCAATGCTGGTTACTTTTGGTGGGTCACAGGTCCTTTTTGGAGGACAACTAATTGACTTTGGCACACCGGGACCGGTAGGGGCAGGTGCGACCACGGAAGCAAGTGGCGATTCTGCTGCTGCAAATGGGTTCTATAGCCCCACCAACAACATGCGGATGTATGGGGTTAATCCTGCCACCATTATTCGGTTTAGCACAGATTCCTTGGGCATTCAGCTTACTGGCACCTCTTTAGCTACCGACCGCTGGCTTTTGCCAACTTCGTATATAGACCCTGCCGATTCCACCGTCCAGTCTATTCAATGGGAATTGGATGTTAATGGGAATGCTACCGGCCGAATTTCTAACATGGCCGGGTCTGGGCAATCCACTAACTTGCCATACATGTATTACAATAGTACCATTTGGCTAACTGGAACTTTCAGCACGAGCGGCGCGAACGCAACCATTCCAGGTTCTGGTGCAACTACAGAAGGCGGCCCAGATACCGTTTCTTCATCCGGTAGCTTGATTAGCATCGGTTCCGGTGCTACAACTGAATCTGGTCCGGGCACCGCCGCTGGTAGCGGCACAATTGGTATCGCAGGTTCTGGAGCCACCACCGAATCCGGCCCAGACACTGTAAGCGGATCTGGTAGCGTGCTTATCGCAGGCACTGGCGCTGCTATTGAACCCGCTGGAGATTCGGCCTCAAGCAGCGGCACGCCTGTTGCTACGGGTATTGGTTCGGCAGTTGAGCCCGGTCCGGGAACAGCAAGTGGTAGCGGTACTGTTTCTAGCAGCGGCACCGGCGCAGCCATTGAAGGACAGGATACCGCTAGCGCAACCGGCACCACTTTTCTTCCGGGTTCTGGCTCGGCGGTTGAAGCAGGCCCGGATACAGCAGCTGGCTCCGGCACCGTTCCTATTGCTGGGATCGGAGCAATCATTGAAACCGTACCCGACACTGCGGCTGGCGCGGGCATTGTTGACATAGCGGGTTCTGGAAATGCTCAAGAAGTTTGGCAAGACGTTACTGCTGGAAGCGGGGTTGTATCAGGCGGCGTTACAATCACTGGGTCTGGCAATGCTGCCGAAGAATTGCCAGATACAACGATTTCCACCGGAGTTGTTTCAACTGGTCCGGCGCCCATCCCTACTCCGACAAATCCAAGCAACCAAGTATGGATTACTTGGTTCAGAGGCGTTTTCCCAGAATTTGCAAGCACTGCTTTCTACCCGACGCCAGTAGTTGAATTTTGGCATGAGTTTGCCACCGGCATGCTTCCAGAATGCCGGTGGGGTAAACAATGGCAAATGGCGGTTGCACTCTATGTTGCCCATAACCTTGTGCTTGAAAGGCGAGCAGTTATGGAAGCTAAAAATGGAGGCGTGCCCGGTCAAAGCGTTGGGATTTTAAGCTCAAAGTCAGTCGATAAAGTATCGGCTGGCTACGACACCAGCACTGGCACACAGCAAGGGGCCGGCTACTGGAACTTATCCACTTATGGAACGCGTTTGTATCGACTGATTTTGCTCTTTGGCGCAGGACCTATTCAGGTAAGCGGTCCGAATTTGGCTCCTCCGTACTCTGGCTTGGCTTGGCCCGGTCCCGACACTACTCCGGGTATGACCTCGTTTGGGAGCTAGCATGGCCAGCAAATGGGGAATCAAAAAAATTATCGATAACTTGCCAAAGGTGAGACGCACTTTTAATCAGCTAACCGACCGCGATGTTTATGTTGGCGTTCCAAACGAAAAGGCCGGTAGAAAACAAACTCTTGAAGAAGAAAATTTTATCGGGCCACCGCAAAAAGAAAATATCAACAACGCAGCGCTGTTGTACATTCATGACAATGGTTCAGCAGCGGCAGGCATACCAGCGCGCCCCGTAATGAATCCTGGTATTCAAGCTGTCAAGGGGCGCATCATTAATATTTTCAAGGCGGGAGCCAAAGGAGTATTGTCTGGAAACGAAGATGCTCCAAATATTGCGTACAATGCGGCTGGGATAACTGCTCAGGAGTCAATTCGCAAAAGAATAAATGAAGGGCCTCCGCCTCCGCTTGCTCCGGCTACCATTGCAGATAGGAAAAGACGCGGCTTTGAAACAATCAAACCCCTTGTGGTTACAGCTCAAATGCGAAATGCGGTTACCTATGTGACCCGGAAACGATGAAATGGCTCTAATTAGCGTACATGAAATTTTAAACGATCCTGATTTCACGGACCACTTTAAAGTCGTTCGTCGCAAAGAAATCATCAATAACTTTGGCGAATCGAAAGTAATTACCAGCGTATATCCACAAGTGATTGGGGTGGTTACAGTTTCGGATAATGAATTGCATCGCGATCAAAAATTTGATATTACCGCGTTCGCTATTTCAGTTATCAGCAATTTTCCGCTTCGCGGCGAGTCGATTTTTAATGGCCAAAGTTTCAAGCCGGATGTAGTTCAGTGGAGAGGAAGCAACTTCGTCGTTATGAGCATTAACCCTTACCCGCAATTTGGCCCCGGGTTTTATGAAACAATTTGTCATAGTATTGAAGCGGTGGACGGCGTTTTTCTTCCAGATGATAACCCGCCACAATTAGCTTTCAATACTCCAGTTAATTCGGGTTATATCCCACTTATGAGGCTTTTCTAATGCTTATTGATGTTTTAGATGCCAATGGCAACCAGCAACGCGCGGTTATACAAGGGCAAGAATCTTTGCGCGATTCGTCTGGCACAATTAATACTTCTGGATCTTCCCAAATTGCAATTCAGCCCAATCCGGGTCGTTCTGGTTATCTGTTGCAAAATTGCGGGCAGTCGCCAATGTACCTGAGTGACGTGGGGAACGCTGCGATTGGAGCAGGATCTTTTGTTATTAACCCGGGTGAATTTTTTCCGCCGTTGGGTTATGGCGTTACGACCAACGCTATTTCAATAATGGGTCAAGGCGGCGACGCCTATACCGCGAGAGAGTGGTGACATGGCAACCTCGAGTGCCACTGGCGATATTTTAACCCCGCTAAATGATCCCAATCATCCGGTTCTCGAAGATGATGAGCTGCTGCGTTTTTTGCAGCCGTGGCTCGTTGCTCTCGTAGAATTGCCGGAAACTATGGTCAGACCGGCTAAGCCGCAAACAGAACCTGCCAATATTCCGCCTAGTAGCGTTGATTGGATAAGCTTTTGTATTAAGGAAAGTGATCCTGATACCTATGGTGCCGAATTGCATGTCGCTGGCGCTAATAGCTATAATGAACTGCGGCGGCACGAAGAAATTAGATTCCTTTTGACTGCTTATGGTCCGAAGGCAAGAGGCTACATGCAAAAGCTTCGGGATGGGATGCAAATTGCGCAGAACCGCGAATTCCTATCCCTGAACGCAATGGGCTTGAAAGAAACTGGAAGAATTGTTCAGTTTCCAGAATTTTTAAAAGCGCAATGGTACAACCGTTGCGATATGGAAATGATCATTAAACGTCAGGTCATTCGCAAGTACGGCGTTGAGACAATAGCTTCTGCGCATGGCGTTCTCAACAATGAAAAATACGAAACCCAACTTTCCGTTGAAGAGGAATAGTCCATGAGCGCCGTGCTTCCAATTTCCCGCCTCATTGCCGTAACGATCAATCTGGAGCCGCAAGCGGCTCAGGCTCAAGACATTTCTACTCTGCTGTTGCTGTCGGATAATCCGGCAATCGACATGACCGAGCAATATCGCCTCTTCCCCGGAGACGCAGAAGTTGCTCAGGCGCTCGGCGATCAAGACCCCGCCTATAAAGCGTCGGTCCTCTGGTTCGAACAAACGCCTCGTCCGAAACAAATCATGGTCGGCCGCTGGGCAAAAACGGCAACCAAGGCGCGCTTAGTCGGTGCCATCCTCATGGCGAACCAGCAACTGATTTCCAACTGGAATGCAGTAACGGCTGGCGGGTTCTTCATGCTGATGAACAACGTGCCGCTGTCAATCACCGGCCTAAACTTCGGCGCCAGCACCAATCTGAATAACGCTGCGCTTCTGATCCAAACAGCCCTCTCGGCTAAGAGTTTTGGAGCAACCGCCCTTTACAACGGCACCTATCAACGATTCGAAATCGATTCCGGCGCCACCGGCGAAGCTTCTTCGGTTTCGTTTATATCTGCACCAACCGCATCCGGCTCGTTTAACTTTTCCAATCAACCGGCTTCGAACGACAGCATCACTCTCAATGGCACCGCGATCACTTTTGTCGCAGGAGCGCCGGTTGGCAACCAAGTCCTGATTGGAGCCAACCTGAACGAGACTTTGGCAAACCTCCGCACTTTCGCCACCGCCTCGCAAGATGTGCAATTAGTTAAATTCCGCTACACTGTGGTCGACAATTATTTTTACGTTTACTCGGCTACCACTGGCGCTGGCGGCAATGCGCTGACCATTGCCAAAGCTGGGGCAAACATTACGGTATCCGGCGCCACACTGTCCGGTGGCTCGGCGACCGATATCTCGGGCATGGTCAATGCTACCCAAGCTTCGTCTGGCGCATACGTGGCCCAAGGCGCCCTTGCAGAGACCGCAGTTCAATGCGAATTGCGCTTCGACTTGAAATACGGTCAGAAATGGTATGGCGTCTTTGCTCTGGGCGCCACCAACGATGATATTCTGGCAATCGCTCCGGCAGTCGAAAGCAGCGTGAACAAGCATGTGCAAGGTGTCACTACTCAAGAAGGCGGCGTGCTGGTAGCATCGGATACCACCAACGTCGCATACCTGCTCAAACAAGCCAAGTACAAGAAAACAGTTGTGCAGTATTCGAGCAAAACGCCTTATGCGGTTTGCTCGCTCATGGCTCGCATCATGACCACAAATTATGCGGCCAACAATTCCGTTATTACGCTCATGTACAAACAAGAGCCGGGCATTGTACCGGAAAGCCTCGATTCCAACCAGATGGCGGCGCTCAAAGGCAACAATTGCAACGTGTTCGTCGAATACTCCAACGACACCGCAATCATCGAACCGGGAGTTATGTCCAGCGGCAACTGGTGCGATGAAGTATTCGGCACAGACTGGCTGGCGCTCGCCATCCAAACCGACCTTTATAATGCGCTCTATCTGTCGCCAACAAAAATCCCGCAAACCGATGATGGAAACCATACGCTGGCAACCGTCATCATGAATCGCTGTTCGCAAGCGGTTAACAATGGCTTGCTGGCTCCGGGGGTTTGGACTTCTGGCCCAATCGGTTCGCTTAACACTGGCGACTTCATGCCTGCTGGTTTTTACGTTTATGCGCCGCCGGTTGCATTGCAGCCAGTTGCTGATCGCGCGGCCCGTAAATCGGTCGCCTTCCAAGTTGCGGCCAAGCTGGCCGGAGCCATTCACACTATCGACGTGATTGTTAACGTCAACCGCTAAGAGGCTTGACCAATGAGCACTTACTCTTTTTTAGATAACAACTGCTCCATCACCGGCCCCGGCGGTTCAATCAATATTGGCCAAGGAGCCGCGCCGACAGATGAAGGCATTACCTTTGCCCCGAGCGAAGATATGGGCAAAATGGATATTGCTGCCGACGGTACGCCAATGCATTCGCTATATGCCAACGGCAGCGGCACGGCAACCGTTCGCCTGCTGAAGACTTCGCCGGTAAATCAAAAGCTCATGCAGATGGCACAGCTCCAACGTGCCTCAAGCGCAACTTTCGGGCGGAATACCATTTCGCTTTCGAACAACCAGCTCGGCGATCTTATTACTTGCCGGCTGTGCGCGTTCAAACGAATTCCGGACCTCGGCTACGCCAAAGATGGCGGCATGGTCGAATGGACCTTCAACATTGGCAAAATGGACCCAGTTCTGGGCTCCGGGGGTTAATTAGATGCACGAGGAAATTGGCGGAATCAAATACTTCACTTCGGGCAAGCTGGACGCTTTTACAAAGCTCAAGATCAGTCGTAAGTTGGCCCCAGCTATCCCAGTAGTGGAGGGTTTGGTTGCGCTGAAAAACAAAGACAAGGATCGCACTTTGCTGACGGTGATTATGCTGTCGCATGTTAGCGATGCGGATAGCGAATTCATCATGAAGCAGTGCCTCGGCGTTGTTCTTCGAGTTGATGAAACTGGCCATCCCGCGCCTGTCTTTGTTAAAGACAGCCTCATGTATGACGACATTGAGCTAGCAGACCTTCTGAAGCTAACCCTCGAAGTCATCGAAGAGAACCTTGGCGATTTTTTTCGTACAGCCCTCGACACTTTGGACAAACAAGCAAAGGCAAAGGATCCGGAGTAATCCTTGCAACGATGGCCAGCGAAGAAGACTGGCTATTGCGTCCGGTGACGAGAGGCATGTGCAAATTTGAATCCCTCCTTGACGGCTCTTTAAGTCTAATGCACATAGCAAAAATGAACGAGGCATTGGACGTGGAAGCTGAAAACCAAAGAAGGCTTTCCGAGGAGTGATTTATGTTAGGCAGCTCCGAAGTCCTCCAAGAATATCTTGTAAAGCTCGGCTATGCGGTCGACGCGGTCTCTGAGCGCAAGTTCGAAGAAACCCTCACCTCTGTGGACAAAAAGCTCTTCCGTACCGGAACTGCGGTAATGGGGCTGATCGCGTCTGTTGAATCCGCGTCTGTTGCGTTTGCGTATTCGATGCGCAAAGTATATTTTGAGTCGGAGCTCGCGCAATCCTCTGTTAAAAACATAAAAGCTCTCCAGTATGCGGGCAAACAGTTTGGCATTGAAGGGGAGGCAATGGGGGCCGCTATCCACAATATGGCGCAGGCTATGCGGCTTAACCCGGGTTTGCAAGGCTTGGTTGAAAGTTTTGGAATTCAAGTTGAAGGACGCGACGTTAGCGATGTGATGGAGGATTATGTTCGGGCTTTGAGTAAGATGCCTGAATTTGCTGGAGCGCAGTACGCAGGTTTATTTGGGATCGACCCAGACACTTACCATCAAATGATTAACCACATGGATGAGATAAGTGCAAAGAAAAAAGAAATGCTCAGCATCTACAGCGATACCGGTCTTGACCCGGATGCAGCGAAAAAGACGCTGCTTGAATACACTGCTGCCTTGGATGAACTTCAAGCACGGCTCTCTGTCCTTGGGCAATCTGCTTTGGTGGCGCTTCAACCCTTTTTTAAAGAAACCACCAATTATATTTTAAAAGCAATTACTACTTGGACAAAGATCATTAATGGCAAAACTCCGGTCATTATTGATAAATATACTTTAGACGCTCTTGGCGATACTCTCACGCCGGATTTTGTAAAGAAAAGTAAGTTTGGAATTGCAGCAGGGTTAATTAAAGATACCTCTGTCAAAACTAAAGAATGGATTGATGAAAAGCTTCATCCGCGCGGCATGCGTAACAATAATCCGGGTAATCTAGAATATGCTGGGCAAGCTGGAGCAACTAGGGAAAAAGGCGAAGGGCGCTTTGCATCCTTTGGCAATATGCGGCAAGGATATGCTGCCCTTGCCAATCAACTTAATTTGTACGCCACCAGAGACCATTTGAATACTATTGAAGGCATTGTTTCAAAATATGCTCCGTCAACTGTAAACGGAAAAAAGGAAAATAATACTGAGCAATATATTCGCGATCTTGAAGCATGGCTTCAAACGAAGCGCGACCAGCCTTTAAACATTGAAAGCGACCCTGATCAAATGGCCAAGGTGATGGCCGCTATTGCCAAGAAAGAACAGGGAAGCGCATGGGTTAATTATGATGACATTAAAGCCGGTATTGAGCAAAGTAAATACGGTCAAGCTTTGCAAAGTGCAAATGCGGCTCGGCTTGGGGGTGCGGCTGGCCAAACGATTAATGTCCACGCTAAAACCGAAATCAATGTTAATGGAAGCGAGAGCCCGCGCAGAGTTGCTTCGGAAGTTGAAAAAGGTCAGGGGCGCGCTAATGCCGACTTGGTAAGAAATCTTCGGACGCCATTGAAATGAGCTATACTGGTTTTGTACAGGCAGGAATCCAGATTGGGCTTCAATCGATTTTGGTTAAGCCCAAGCGAGGTTTCTTTAACATTCAAAACGCGAATGGCACTACTTCCGATGATATCATCGCTCATGCAACTATTGAAGAAAACTACCACGATGAAATTGAAATCACAGAGCATCCTCTAGAACAGGGCGCTCCAATTTCTGATCATGCGTATAGCCGCCCGGCGGAAATTGCGCTGTACCTTGGCTGGTCAAATAGCCCTAACAAAGACAGCGGACTGATAGCTGCCGGAGTGGGGGCCATTACCGCTAATAATGAAACTGCAAGAGCCATTTCTAATGCAGCGGGAATCATTTCCGGCGCGGTCTCTCTTACTCGCGATATTCAAGCCTCTCTCAACGGAACTGCCGTTGGCCAAATGGTCGATATCTATAACAAACTGCGCCAGCTTCAATCGGCAAAGGCAATTTTTGATTTGTACACCGGAAAGCGGATGTACACTAACATGATGATTAAAATCATCAGTAGCCCAAACGACTACAAAACCGAAAATGCTTTCTTTGCAACTGTTCTTTGCAAACAGGTTATTATTGTCAATACTCAAGCTGTTTCGCTGATTAAAGATGTTCAAGTAAACCCGGCTGAGACTGCGTCATCAATAAGCAACGGTATTAAATCTGCGCTCCCGAGCAAACCGATCTGGATGCCAAACTTGAAGGCGCTTTGGTAATGGCAACATACGAGATCCCCTTATCCCCAGAAGCACAGACTTTTTCCATTCAATTGGCTGGCATTACGTATCAGTGCGATTTGACTTTCAACAGTATTTCCAATTTGTGGACATTGGGGCTCAGCAGCAATGACGGAACGCCGATTATCCGCAGTATTCCGCTGGTGGCCAATAGCGACCTCCTTGCGCCTTATAGCTACCTTAATTTGGGAGGAAAATTGGTGCTGCAAACCGACGGAGCTCCAGATGAAGAAGCAACTTATGAAAATTTGGGCACTCTCTCGCATTTGTATTTTATAACCCCATGAATAATCAATTCGGAAGAAAGATAGGGCTGATAGTCTTTGCTGGCGAGGACGGCTTGGATTTATCTGCCTATAAAATCGAGTTCTCCGTTCAAAACGCTGATCAAGAATCGCCAAACAATGCGGTTATTCGTGTTTATAACCTTGCGCCAAATACGGTAAAAAAAATTCGTGGCGAATTTAGCCAAGTAGTTTTAAATGCTGGATATGAACAAGGCAATTACGGAGTTATTTTCCAAGGCACTATTAAACAGTTTAAAGTTGGGAAACTTAATTCCACCGATTCATTTTTAGATATCTTGGCGGCAGATGGAGATATATCCTATAACCAAGGAATTGTTAGCGCCACAATTGCAAAAGGAGAAACGCCTCTAACTGCAATTGAAACGATTGCAAAGGACTTGCCAGATAGTCAAGGCGTTAGTACTGAAAATCTTTTAATTGATAAACAACATGTCCCGAGCATTCGAGGTACGGTTTTATTTGGCATGGCTCGGGCTAGATTGCGCAATCTAGCATCAAATCTTGATGCCAGCTGGTCGATTCAGAACGGCCGCGTAGTTTTTATGGATAACACCGGTTATGCAGAAGGAGAAGCAGTTGAAATTAATATTGCCTCGGGGCAGGTGGGTTTTCCTCAACAAACTGATGAAGGAATTAAAGTCTCATGCTTGTTGAACAGCCGTCTCCGCATTGGCGGTTTGGTGCATTTAAACAATAGCGAAATTGTCCAACTGCTTCAACAAAATCCAGATGCAGCGCCCATCCCCTTCAACCAATGGGCAGGTTTCCAACCTTTAGCTCCTCTGTCGCCGGACGGGTTTTATAGGGCATATGTTGTCGAGCACGAGGGGGATACCCGGGGGAACGCATGGTATAGCCACATTACTTGTTTGGCGGTAGATAGAAGCTCGCCTCGTGATAAATCTGTGAGCCCCCAATAATGGATAGACAAGAACGATTAAACGAATTAAATGCAGCGCTCCTCGTAGCGCTCGAAGGTTTGCAGGCCGATATATGGACCTCTGTGCAAGGCATTGTTCAATCTTTTGATCCCGCTACTGAAACGTGCGCGATTCAGCCGGCTACTCGTTGCCAATATACCTCCCCCACAGATGGAACAAAAAAATGGATTACTCTTCCTCTGCTGGTTGATTGTCCAGTCTTTTTCCAATCTGGCGGCGGCTGCACTTTAACATTTCCGATCAAAGCAGGCGACGAGGCTATTGTGGTTTTCGCCAACCGCTCTATTGATACTTGGTGGCAACAAGGCGGGGTCCAAAATCCAGATCGCATTCGGATGCATGACCTATCCGATGGTTTTGTGTTTGTGGGACCAAGATCCTTACCCAATGTTTTAAGCCCAAATGTTTCCACTGCTGAGGCTCAGTTGCGAAGCAACGATGGACAAGCAGTAATTACAATTAATCCAACAACCCATAAAGTTCGGGTTCAAACTTCAGGGGACATTGATGCTATAGCATCTGGCAATATAAAGCTAGATGGCGCCAGAATTGATTTGAATGGCGTGCTGTACATTAATGGCGAAGCCTATACCATTCACCGCCATAGCGGCGTGCAAACAGGTGGCGGGAACACCGGAGGCAAGGTGCCATGAAATATCGCAGACTTGATGAAAACGGTGATTATGTGTTCGGCCAAGGCGACGGTAACTTCTATAAGGATCAACCCGAAGCCGTTGCACAAGCTATTGATACGCGTTTGCGCCTTATTGAAGGGGAGTGGTTTCTTGATAAGTATGCTGGCACCCAATATAATTCAAAAATATTAGGCGCAGGTACAATTAATTCTTATGATCTTGCGATCCAGCAAAGGATCATCGGCACGCCGGGTTTCCAGCAGATGACCGATTACAAAAGCGGAGTGGATCAAAATACGCGAAACGCGCAAGTGATTTGCACTATTGACACGCTCTATGGCCCAGCTACCGTCCAGACTGTTTTGTAGAGACCGAGATGCCAACATACCCGCTCGCTACGCTTGGCCCTACCATTGATGAGAGTGGGATTTCTGCACCTCCGTACGATCAGATTTACCAAAGCCTTATAGCCTCCTACAAAGAAATTTACGGCGCCGATTGCTATCTTGCCGAAGATAGTCAAGACGGCCAATGGATCGCTGTTTTGGCAAAAGCCATTGACGATTCAAATAAAGGCACTATAAAAACGTTCCATAATTATTCGCCAAGTTATGCAGTGGGTAACGCTCTTTCTGCTGCTGTTAAGATCAATGGAATCGAACGCCTTTCCTCAAGCAATTCAACGGTCAATGTCACAGTGGTTGGCCAAGTTGGCAAAATCATTGTTAACGGGGTGGCTGCCGATACTTCTGGTAATAAATGGAATCTTCCTGCAAGTGTTACAATTCCGCCAGAAGGTCAAATTGTCGTTACTGCTATTGCGCAGCAGCCCGGGGCTATTCCCGCCGCCGCTGGCGCTGTCAATTCGATCGCTACCCCACAACAAGGGTGGCAATCAGTAACTAATGCAAGCGCAGCAGTTGCGGGCCAACCAGTTGAAACAGATCCTAGGTTAAGGTTACGACGCGAGGATTCAGTTGCACAGTCTTCTCTCACCATTTTGGAAGGTATTGAAGGCGCTATTCGCAATTTAACCGGAGTAACCGCCGTGCGAGGTTATGAAAACGACTCCGGTTCTACTGATGAAAATGGCATCCCCGCCGGAGCAATTGCAATGGTAGTGGACGGTGGCATTGCATCTGAAATCGCCACCACTATCAACCTGAAGAAAACACTTGGCGCTCCAACTTACGGATCAACCACAATTACGGTTTACGATTCCAAAGGCGAGCCGAACGATATTAATTATTCCGTCCCAGCTCCTCAGAGGATTAAAGTCGAAATCACCTTGCATGGTTTGGTTGGTTACAATACCAATATTGGTGCTGCTCAGAAGCAAGCAGTTGCAGATTATATCAATGGTCTCACCATCGGCAACAAAATTATGCTACCGCGCTTGCAAGTACCAGCTCAGTTATACGGCGCGCCGGATTCTCTAACTTTTGAAATCGTCACCATCAAAGGCTCAATCTATCCGGCAGCAGTTGGAACATCCGATATCACTATTGGATACAACCAAATTGCTACTTGCCAAGTTGCCGATATTGTCATTGTTACCGCATAGGTGAACCATGGCTGATTTGGAGACCTACACGAGCAAGATAACTTCGGCGCATTCCAATAAGCCCAAGTTCATGAAGGTAGTTGCGATAGCAGTGCAGCCCTTTGTGGATAATCAAAATGTCCTGGACCAAATGGTTTATGATATTGATAACTCCGAAGGGCTGATGCTGGATTACATTGGAGAATGGGTGGGATTTAAAAGGTATGTTGATATCCCATTAGATATTTATTTTTCGTTTGATACAGAAGATCTTGGATTTGACGAAGGCATTTGGTTCGCTCCATTCGATCCTGTATCCGGAACAACGCGTCTGGACGATGATTCTTATCGCCGCTTGCTAAAGGCCAAAGTAGGGATCAATAACTGGGATTCGACCGCAGTGGATTTTAACGCCATCATGGATAAAGTGTTTGATGGTTCAGGAGTGTCGGCTTACGCGGTCGATAACCAGGATAAAACATTTACGGTCAAGGTTTCCGGAAGCGTTCCCTTGATCCTAAAAACTTTGCTCGACAACGGTCTCATGATTCCGAAGCCTGCGGGCTTTACTTATGATATCGTTTATCTTTGAGGACTAGGCGATGGCCGGAGTAAATGACTTTTTAGCATTTGGCACGGGGGTAGGCGCAAATGTCCTCCCACAAGCCAGCTATGCGGCCTTAGCAGCGCGTGCAGCGGGTTTCAACGCGGGCACAGCCCAATCAGTGCAGCTTAACAAAGTATGGCGGCAAGCCTCCGCCGTTGCTGCCGCAATGGGCCAAATAGTAGTTACTCGTCGTCCGGATTTAGACGCACTTGATAACGGCGATATTACAACACTTGCGACCAATTTACTGGCAGCCTTTAGCCATGACTGCACGTTAACTGGCAACCCTGTAGCGCCAACTCATGCTTCAACAGAAAATAGCACTAAAATTGCAACTACCGCATATGTAAAAAACAACTTGGCGAGCTATTACACAGCGGTTCAGGTCGCTGGTAATTTTGCAACTATTGCGCAGGTAAACCAAGCTCAGGCTACTGCAAATACTGCAAACCAAGTAGCGTCAAATGCGCTCAATGCTGCTAACACTGCGCAGTCAAGTGCTAATAACGCACAGAATTCCGCCAATACTGCTCTTATTACCGCAATTGGTTCAAATGTTTTATTTCCATATGGCTACGTTGAACGAACTGGGGCAAAATTTTTCAATACGGCTTATACCAATAGTGGTTCTCGACCAATGCAAGTTAACGTTACCTTTCAATCCACCAATGGAACGCGAGGCGTGATTGCATATGTTAATGGTGTTCCGGCTTGTGCAAACGTTGCCGTTGCCAACAGTAGCCAAGCTTTTCTAACCTTTATCGTACCTGCTGGTCAGGTTTATCAGGTTGGCTCAGGAGCATCGAACGTTGCAATTGTCCAATGGTACGAGTTCCTTTAAGAGATTTTACCATGCGATATTTTAAAAGTCATTCAGGCCAGACTTTTGCATATGATGAAAATATGCAAGACCAAATTCCATACATGTTAAAGGCTATTGACTCCGGATGGGAAGAGATAACCGGAGAATGGCCCCCATCTTCCGATCTGGATGACTTGATTTCTTCATATGAATTGAAATTAGATCAGATAATTGATGCCTATGCTCAAAGCTGGGGATACAATTCGATTGTATCTGCTGCCAGCTATTCAACTAGTTCAGTTGATCAGTTTCGAATGGAGGCAGCGGCTTTAATTGGCTGGCGAGACTCGGTTTGGACATGGGCTTCCAAGATAGTTTCCAATATCAAAAAAGGATTACTTGCGCCCCCGTCTTCATTCGAACTTTTAACTGTAGAAATGCCAAAACCTCCGGCAAGACCAATAGTAGGGTAATTCTAACTCATTGCTGTAAGGAAATAAGATCATGTTAGAAAAAGACCCGACTACCTGGGGATTGGCAACTTGGGCGCTTGGAATGGGCATGGCTGTCGGAGGTGGACTGGTGAACTGGTACACTAAGTTTAAATACGGCAATACCCGAGCTTTTAGTATTTTCCAATTTATCGGAGAAATTGTCATTTCTGCAGTAGTTGGCATCGGCACCTTCATGGGCCTTGCAGCCCTTGGATGCCCTCTAGGCTTATGCGCAGCTATGGCCGGCGTTGGCGGGCATATGGGGACCCGGCTCCTGTTCCTTTGGGAGCGATATGTTGAAAAATATTTTGAGAAAAAGATAAAGGATCTTGATTTATGAACCAGCAAGAAATATTCATTAACGCCATTGCTCCGGCAGCCGTTGAGAGCTGGAAGCGCGCTGGTATTCCTGCAAGCTTCACCATTGCTCAGGCTTCGCTTGAATCCGGCTGGGGTCGTTCCAAACTTGCCCGCGAAGCTCGCAATTTGTTCGGTGTCAAGGCTGGCTCCAACTGGAAAGGCGATAAGCTGGTCCTTATGACCACAGAGTACGCCGATCTGGATGGCGATGGCCAAAAAGATGACGCGTACCAAGTTCCGGCCCAGTGGCGTAAGTATGCCAACTTTGCCGAATGCATTGCCGATCGCGAGAAGGTTTTAACTTCGCTTCCGCGGTATGCCCCGGCTTTTGTTCGCGGGCACGATATTGACGGTGCCAGCTTCTGCCAACTCATCGTTGCCGGCGGGTATGCTACTGATCCAAACTATGTGGTAAAAATTCAACAGATCATAAATAAGTATAACTTGAATAAATATGACATCTTGAAAGGTGCATAATGAAAAATATTCTACTAAGAATAAAGTCGCAGTACAAATTCGCAATTGTAACAGTTGTGTTTTTGGTATGGGGCGGCTTAGTGATTGCAGGAATTGCTCCAGCCGAGCCGTTTATAAACGCTCTCCGGAGCATCCTGATAGCCTTTGGCTTTGGATTTTGACTCCGCTTGCTGTGGTGGCAAGCCTTCGACCCGGTCTCCCGGGTCGCTTTTTATTTCAGTCTCAGCGGTGCGTTTGCGCCTTCTAGCGGCTTCCGATCAACAGCTACTTTGTGCCCATCGCGCCAGCCATCCGCGAAAGCGGAATTCTGGTGGTTGTTGCGGGTAGTAAGTTCTTTTGTTTCGAAATACACTGCTGCATACTTCTCCCGCAAAGCAGCATCTTTAACCACCACCAAGTTCGTTCCAACTTGATCAACTTTGGTCTCAGCCTCCTTCTGCTTAGTCAGAGCATGGATTTTGGAGCAGATGCCAAAGGCTACCCCATCGCGGTACGAGTTCATTGCCCGGCGCCCGCCAAGCGCATAGCGCGGGTCAGACCTGAAAGCCAGCGAAAAGGCATTTACGGTGCCGGCAAGGTAGTCTAGCATCCAACGTGCCATTAGAACGTCGTTTTTAAATCCTACGAACCGAACGCAGGCTTCTTCGCTTTGGTTCCACGAAAGAGCTGAGCCAACCCCGCAGAACCTTGCAATTTCGGTCGAAATGATGTTTGCCCAAGTTGGAACACGCAAGACGCGGGTGCCGTTGGTTTTGGCGGTTACTACAATATCCTCTTGAACCATGTCCTCGCCACGCTTGAGCGAAGCCATGATAATGTCAGCGTGCTCCACCTGATACTTGCGCATGATGCGCTCGGCCATGCCGGCAGCGGCAGCCGCTTCGTTCGGGTCGGCGCTGGGGCAGTTGGCGATTGCCAGAAGTTTTTCAATGCGGCGCAAAACGCCGTCAATATCATTTTCGTTGCTCATGATTGGCTCCTTGATTAAGACAAGGCAATTATGAGCTAACTAGCCAAATCCAGCACTAACTAGTTAGCTCTAAAGGCGGCTAGTCTTGCTCCTCGATCATGACCAAAGATTTGATGGCCCGGGTAGCCGCCACGTAGCACAGGTTATCCTCTTGCTGCCGCTGCCAATCCTGACGCGCCCACTTGGAAGGGCAAGCCGAGCGGTTAAGCCAGAAGACGCGGTTGGCTTCCAAGCCCTTAGCCTTGTGGATAGTAGCGAGGATGGTGGCATCTGCCTTATTAATGAACATTTGGTCAATGACCAAGTTTAGGTCGTTAATGCTCTTACCATCATCCATGCCTTCGATAAGGCACCGGATAGTAGCCGCCTTATCCTGAATGGTGGCTACCTTGGAATCTTTTTGCCGGGCAACTGCCTTTTCTACTTCAGCGGTTTCCCAGATTTCGAGCTTGGCTTCCAGCTCTTCCAAACTGTTTGCTTTCAGCTTTTTGATGAGTCCTTTCAGCTGTTTGCCGATTTCGCTGCCCATAACGAAAACTGGCCGATGCTGTTTGATCATTTGGAAAGCCAGTGCAATGAGCGGCTTGGTAGTGCGGCATACTACCAGATCTTGGGGATTGAAAATGGAATGATCCCAAGCTTGGCCCAGATTCATGACCTCGCCTTCCGGGGCGCCCGGCGCCGCTTGGATATGGCTTACCCATTGGTGCACGTATTCCACTACTTTCGTGGGGCAGCGATAGGTCACGGTCAGCGGCAAGCTTTCGCAACTGAATTCTCGAGCAATTAACGAGAGCGAGTTGGAATCAGCTCCGCGGAAACCATAGATGGCCTGAGCCGGGTCGCCCACCGCAACGATGCGGGAATTTGGGAGCAGCATCTTGCGAAGGATAGCCCGCTGGATAGCGTTGGTATCTTGCGCCTCGTCAACGAAAAGAAATTCGAATTTTGGCAGCGTAAGCCCTTCTTTTACCGACAAATACAGCAAATCGTCGAAATCAACCAGTGGGCTTTCGTTGGACCAGTGCAGCGCTTCGCGCGCCAGATCTACCGCAACGCCGAGCTCGGCGTTATCATCTTCCAATTCCAGATCGTGATATTCAACGATCCCCATCCAGTTGGCTTGAGTATCGGCCAGAAGTGGACCCATGCCTGATTGCTTGGCCAGCCCCACCAGACGATTAATGAACGTGCCGTACATGGCCATCTCATCGCCGCTGAGCTTGGCTTTGCAGATGCGGTGCATTTTATCGTCGGCAATATCGCGCACGCCTTTGTGGCGTGTTACCGGCGAATAGGTGATGGAATGGAAGGTGCGGCCGTTAACGCCGCGCTGCTTGAGCTCCTCGGCAATGGACTTGTTAAAGGCCAGAAATACGTTGGATTTGTTTTGATGCATGACGATCTTTTGAGCTTCCACCATGGTGGTGGTTTTGCCGGAGCCGGCCACAGCTTCAACAATTGCATTGCCAGAACCACTCCTGACAAAATCGAAAATTTGGTTTTGATTAGCGGACCAAGCGCGGGACATATTGGATTCTCCGATGGTGGGAGCTCGAGGACGCTCGAGCCATGCGACATTATACGTAAAGCGGGTTTAAGCGCACTCCTCTATTTCGCTCTCAATCGTTCCTTTAAGATAGCCAATTTCAACGAGCATTTTATTAGCTTCTTTCTCGTACCATTCGTAATTCATATCGCCGGGAAACTCATCCGGCAACTGCATGAGCGGCTTTGCCCCTTCCGAACGAGGAACAGTATGGCCGGATTTAGCGTTCACAATAGTCCCGGTTTCTCCGGCGGCATAATACCACCGAATGGCCTTGCCGAGATACTCGCCTTTGAAAGCCCCGCCGCGCACAGTGCGAACGCTAACAAAGCGGCGCACGTCAGTGCATTCGCGAATAGTGCGCTCAATCGGCACCCCCGTGGTTATATATTTCATAATCGCGTCGCTGCAAATGAGCGCAGTCGGATTCTTGGATAGGATGCTGTTGCGGCTAGAGCCTTTTTCCGAATAGACCCCTTTCACTTTGCAATCATCAATTTCATCGGTCCAAGTTTTAGTTGCTTTATCGTATTTGGTTTTGACTGCAAAGTAATTGTTGACATCGCGGCTAAGCAGCATCTTGTAACGGGTCTCTTCGGTTTCGAAACCAGTTTCAACTTCCCACTCGCGAACAATTGCATTCATGTGCGGGATATGCTTTTTCGGGCACTTGATTACGATGCCGTCGGTATTGGCGCTTACCACAGGGATGCCGAACAATTCCAGACGCTCAATTAACATGAGCAGCGAAAGCTGACCAGTAATGGTGGTTTGAATGAGCAGGTCTGGCGAATACAGCGCCGAGTACATGCTGCCCAGCTTGCCAAAGGAGCCGTTGACAACAATCTTCAGGCCGTCTGCTTCGGTTTTATCGCCGCGCGCTTTGGCTGCTAGCCGCTCATCTACAATCGCATGGTAAACGGATAGGAAGTGACGGCCGAGGTGGACCGGAGCTAAGCCGCAATTCAAAATGATACGCGGGTAATAGGAGGCCACGTCGCGATCGGAAAGAACAGTGTCTTCGTCTGCGAAGTGCGCTGCATTTTCTTCGGAGCTGTGCAAGCCTCCAATGCCCATGCGATAAACAGAATTTGCAATTTCGATTTGGAGGCTTTCAATTTCCTCCGGCATCTTAACGCTGCCATTGGCTTGCAAAGTAAACCAAGCATTTGTAACAACTTCAAGAATCTGGTTAAGCCTCGGCGTGCGATATTTGATAAACCAAGGCGCTTTGTAGCGATAGGTGGCATTGGGATCAACGGTTGCGCGCGGCACATACTTCTTGCCAGTGAGCTTTTTGATTTGTGATATGATGATTGCTTCGGCAATTTGTGCATCGGAATGCGAGCGCAAATCCATACCATAGCGAACGGACATGCGCTCGCGCAATTGGATATCTGGCAACAGTTCGTTGCGCACGTCAGTAGTGTTGTCAAGGTCGTTTACGCAATACCATCGCGTGATTGCTTTTTGCTCGAACGATAAATAGGTGCCCGGTGCAAACGGTAGATCCTGCATCCTCTTGGAATGCACGCGACCGGAGAGCAACTTCAGCGAAGGGCTCAGAGCCACCAATTCAATTAAGTCGATATGGTTAATCGGCACGCGCGGAGCTTTGAAGTGCTTTAGCACATCGCGTCCGCGAACTTGATAAACAATGATTTGCGTTGTGGCTTCAAACAGCTCTTCGCAGGTGCGCCCGGCCAGCGCAATAGATGCAATGATGCAGTCGTAATTATTGCCGTTGTAATCCACCATACAGAAGCTGAGCAGAACCCATTCGAGTTTTGCCCGGTCAAGCTCATGCTCATCGTCCATTTCGAACAATAGCACCTTGCCACTTTGAATGGATTTAAAGGCTACAAGGAAATAGTTGGGATAGCACTCGATATCCCATACCAGCTGTTCGCCATTGCGCTGGGCTTCTACAAGCTCTGCGTCGGTAAAAAGATCCGGCTTCATGGCCAGCGCTTGAGCGAGGCCCGGAAGGTAGCCGGGCAGAAGCCATACCGGGTCCGGAGGAACAGGCTTTGGTTTTTCTTTTTTGGGCGGCTTGGGCGGAACTCTTTCGTCCCAAAACATGCCATCTAAATCAGCACGAGGCATTAGGGCTTCCAAACATCTATGTTGGCATTTGTAGCTATAGATACCATATCAGCTGTTCCTGAGTTACCCGGGAAAGCAATGACCAAATCTGGCATGCCCCACTTGAGCATCCAACGGTTGCGGATGGGTCCGGCTCGTTTGTCGTAATAATGCCAATTGGCCGGCATGGACATGGTGGCGCAGCCGGTTTCAAAACACCAAACGTGAGCAAGCATATCCGCTCCGCGCGCATGGCCGTGAATAATACAAAATTCTTTTGCGAACCATTGCTTCGCGTAATTCATGCGCTCAAAAAAGTATTGGCGGTCATGATATTCTCGACCGCCGCAAACTAAGATGCGCTCTTTCACACTCGAATCCCAACGATAGCCCCGCGCAACTTGTCGCCATAGAACAAGCCGGGCCTCGGATGCGCCGAGATATCTATTGAGGTAGCAACTGATTCAAGCAGGGCTAGCTGTTCAAGATTGAAGCAACCCACTGTGGTCATTGGAACTTCCGTACTGGCGCCAATGCCTTCATCAAGATGCGTGCTGATTTTGCCGGGGCGAATCCATACGCGGCCAAGGTCGTCAACGAAGGGCTTAATTTCCTGCAAACCAGCCCATAGGCCCTCCGGCACTGGCTCCTGCGCGCTTTCCCGGCTAAGGATGGCCCCAACATCGGGCCATTGGGTTGACAGCAGTTGGCTGCGAAGCCAGCGCCCGCTCGAATAATGAAAAGTAAGGCTGTTTTCATTCATTTGGAGGCTAATCGGATCTTCGCCAATGCGCAGCAATTCGGCTACTGCATTGGCCGGCACATTGACCTCCACTGGAAAGGGAGAGCCCATCCATTTTTCGATCAGGATAATATTGTTGGTCGCGTATGCCGATTGACCGCGCAGAAGAATCCCGCGAGCCCACTGCTTAGAATCGTCTTCGGCGATGAAGGGCGCTAGCAATTTGAAGGTATCCAAAAAGCCGGATTGAAGTTCGACTATTTCGCCTTCCGGCTTGATGTCCGGAAAGACCTCTTGCACGCAATCCACGTAGGCGCGAAACTTTCCAGATTTAACAGATAGGCGCCCGGCAGCAGTCATGTGCAATTCAATAGTATCTTTGCACGTTTGGATCGCTTTTACAAACGGCTTGGCCAAGGGGCAGCAATCCAAATCAAGGTCAATTGGGCTGCTGAGCGCGAGGCGCCCATTGTAACCACAGATGATTCCGTTCTTGATATGGAAGTGCATTAGCACCGGCACAAAGTCTTTCTTGGCCACTGCGCCTTGAACGAATTTGAGGGTCTCAAGCATTTTGGCCTTCCTGAATAGCAATGGCGTTTTCCTTGCTCAGGCCGTATCCAATCCACTCCATAGGATCTAGATCTTTAACTTTAAGGTATGGTGGCAATTGCTCCGGAACGTTTTCGCAATTCCAGAACATCCACGTATCATTCATAGATTGCGGCGTTGAGTGCTGGTAAGTTATTCCGAGCTCTTTCACGACTATCTGAGCATGGCGAATTTCATTCGAATCGAGATGCGCGCCATACAAATCATAAACAAGATGCTTTTTCATTAGAAGAGCGCCTGTTGGTCAACTTCGTAACGGGGATCGGGATTGTTGTATATCTTGCCCATTTCTTGGTAAGCGTGCAAATTATACACCCAGCGCGAAACGTATTCCCGCTGTAAGCGGTCCAATGAGAAGCCTTCCTTTTCCAATTGTTGAACCAGAACTGTGCGCTCGGTTTCGGAAATGGTATTGATATGCTGATTGAATTGGCGGCGCGCTGGAGAATTATCCGAAACGCTAACCGTCTTGAAGCCACGGCTAGGCATTAGAATACTGCCGTTGGACGCGCTCTGAACCCATGACGAGCTATCGACGCTCCACCAAGGATAGCGAGCCATGAGCCCTTCGGTAGTGAGGCCGAAGCCATGCACCTTTAACCGAGGTCTGCCTGAGCCGTCAGTGAGATATTTTTCCCATATTGTATCAAGCCAGTAGTATAGCTGGGGCTTAGCGATCGGCACCATTCCGCCAATGGTGATGTATTCGTATCGCTCAATATACCATTCAAGGTAGCGTTCGTCTTCCCCATAGTGAAAGCAGGGGAGAGGGCGAACTCCGAGCTTTTCCATAGCCAACTGATTTCGCCATGTCTTGAGCGGGTCTCCAATACCGTCCAGCACGGACGCAACAAGATCTCCCCCATCGCGGAGGATAATGTCTTCATTGTCTTGAATGTATTTACAATATCCCGGGAGGTCAATTTCAACTCCTTTGGTGAAGGCGGAGAACGCTCCCGAGTCAAGGAACACCTGTTTGCCGTTAGCGCGAATCATTTCAACTTTGCGCGGGTTATGAATGTAGTGGTAGCTTTCCAAATGATGCGGAACTGCTTGGCATATCTTCCGCTCAATATCCGTCAGCTTGGTAAACAAGTTGCCGTTAACGTCAGCTATGCCGTTGGTAAAGCAGCCCGCCATAAAGATCTTCATGGCGCTTTACTTTTTGATCAGGTTGAAGAATTCAGCCCTCGCTTCAGGCTTGTCCCGGAATACGCCGCGCATTACCGAGGTATTCATTTCTGCCTCGGTGGATTCGCGCACGCCTCGGCAGGTCATGCAGCCATGATGCGCTTTGATAAACACTGCAAGGCCCTCCGGACGCACGATGCCATCCAGCAGATCGGCCACTTGCATGGTCATTTCTTCTTGTATCTGCGGGCGGCTGCACACCCAATCGACCAGCCGATTGAACTTGGACAGGCCAATCACGCGTTCGCCGGGCACAACGCCGACCCAGCACTGACCAGTCACTGGCAAGAAATGATGGGCGCAATGCGAGCGAACGGATATTGGACCAACGGTATACATCTCGTCCAGCGCTTTTGCATTCGGGAACGAAGTTACTTCTGGCGGCACCACATACCGACCACTAAACACTTCATGTAAATACATCTTGGCGATGCGGCGAGCGGAATCCTGCGTATTGTGGTCATTGGCGGTATCGATTACCAAGCCTTCCAACACCCGACCAATGCGACTTTCCAGTTCGTTTTCCAGCAGGCTTAATTCCAGCTCGCCATGAATGAAGCGTGCGATGTTATCGTTGGCAAAAAAGGGTTCGCCGGCTGCTTTGATACGGTTGGTAATAGTGCCAACGATCGTGTCGTCTTCGCTGCGTTCTTCGTTGCCATTTTCCCAAGGAAACACCACCCATTTTTCCCGGAACGGGCTTTGAGGATCAGTTTTATCGACGAGCGCATAGAACGCCTTGCCGGGGTATTCGTCGCTCCAGTGTTCCATGGTGGAGCCAGAATCAATAATGTCATCGACGAAAATATCTGCGTCGTGCGGACTGTCAACCGCTATCAGGTTTGCGCCCGCTGCAATGAGCGCGTATAAGGCCGGCACCCCGCCACGGGGAATTGCAAATGCCTTCGGCGGGCCAACATAGCGCCCGCGATATATGTCGTTCATTTCCTTGGCCAAAGTGGTAGCCAAACCCATAACCTGAAGAACAGTCAACTTCAACATGTCTGATCCTTAAACTTTATAGGAGGCGGAGCACTTCCGGGTTTCTTCGATAGTGCAGCGAATCAGGCGGGCGCCGGTGCCGGTAAGCTGGTAAGGCGCCACCACTTCAACCAGATACTTTGCCATGTTTTCGGCGGTCGGGTTGAAAGGTACTACCACTACCTCATTATCAATATCTTTGAGATAGCTGTGCATGGGATCTTCAGCCCAGACCAAAAACTTATGATCCCAGTTGTCTTCCAACCACATACACAGGTGCGATTTGATAACCGAGAAGTCCAGCACCCGGCCTACCGCATCCAGCTCCGGGGAATCAACCTCGAAATGAATGCGGTAGTTGTGGCCGTGCAAATTGGCGCATTTGGACTCATGCCCATGCACCCGATGACCACAGGAGATATCGTGATAGCGCTCAGCGGTTATTGGCATCACGCACCCCCGGAAAGCATTTCAAGGATTTTGTCGAGCTCGCCTTGGTTTTGGTAGTTGGCGGTTACCGGCAGCGGCATTTTGCCTTCGTACCATGCGCGCACTACCAGCGGGTCGGGCAGGCCGGCGTCTTCGAAGCCTTGAGCGCGCAACACATTGGCATGGTTCATGTCTGTCGGCGGGAATGTGCCATCGTAGCTGGTATGGCTGTAGGCAAGCGCATGCCAGCATTCCGGAATTTCGGCAGCCAGCTTGACGGTGCGAGCCTTGTCGCAGTACATAAGCGGCGCGTGTATTTCGAAGCGTCCCGGGTTGTTGCCTTGCCCTTCGGTGCCAAGCGCAAGGTTTGCCGTGTTCTGGAATGCCTTTTTAAACTCTGCGCGGCAGTCCGGATAGTTGGCGTTGTCTTCTTGGCAGATGCCGGTAACGACATGATCGCAGCCCAGCGCCACGGCATGATTCATGGCAATGGTCAGGAACAGCATGTTTCGCATGGGAACAAAGGTGAGCTCCACACGATCGCCGATGACTTCTTCCATTTGCTGGGCATTTTCGTATTGCTCGAGGGGAGCGGCGGAAGTGAGCGGCGAAGTGCTGACGAGAATGTCGGGGATATTGACGATCTTGTGCCGGTCGCCAAGGCCCGCCATCTGGGCAACTTTGATCGCTGCTTCGATTTCGATTTTATGGCGTTGGCCATAATCGAAAGTAATCGCATACACCTCGCCAAAGGTGCGCAAGGCCAGAAACAGGCACGTTACGCTATCCTGTCCGCCGGAAAGAACCACCAGTGCTTTAGCTCGTTTCATTATTCAACTCCGATCTGCTTGTGCATTTGAAGGCAAAGCCGGTGCCCGTAGCGCATAACGCTATCGACAATAGCCTTGGTATTTTGCTCGTTTTTGATGGCGTCCTGCTCGTCTGCTGGCTGTAAGTAAACAGTCCCTTCGAAGCCTGCGTGCGGCCGAGCCAGCTTTGGCACCGCGGTATGGTCAAGGGCGGTCATGGGCAGGCCATCCACTGTGGATATATTGTCGCTCTTCCCAACGTATTTGTAGGCGGCAATGTGAGGTTGAAGCTTGCGATGCACTGATCCCGTTTTCGGGCTGCACACTATCGTCAGGTTCGGATTGTCATATGGCAGCTCTTGGAACAGTGTGCCATTAGTTTCGATTTGCACGCGGAAGCCTGCATCGAGAAGCATTTCGATAGCGGTGGCAATGTTTTGCCGGAATGGCTCTCCGCCAGTAATCACTATCAATTCTTCGCGTCGCATTGAGCTATGCATTTTCAGGATCTGTATAAGATCCTTTGGGCTTATCAAATTACGATGGGAAGTATAATCGGTATCGCAAAGCGGGCAGGCAAGGTTACAACCGGCCAGCCGCACGAAAATAGCTCTTTCGCCGGCGAACGGACCTTCTCCCTGAATGGTTGGAAAAATCTTGAAGACGTCCAGCGTCCCGTTGGAGCAATGTTCCTGTTTTTCGGCTGGCTGGATATTATTCATGATTTTCTCCGTATTGGGTGACCTTATTATATTTGGTTAGGTTTGCACATGCAATACCCGCTTGAACCAGAGGCAACAAAAAGGGCGCCGAAGCGCCCTTTTGTCTTACATCGACCGGAGCCGACCTGGATGTCTTATGCCTGAGCTTCGACGGGTGCCGGGCTCGGGGCTTCGGCTGCCGGAGCCTCGGCGGGTGCCGGAGCCTCGGCGGGTGCCGGGCTCGGGGCGGCTTCAGCCTTTTCTTTCTTCGGCTTTTCGACTTTCGGTTTCGGCTCGGGCTTGACGCCGTAGAACTTGCACCAGCGGCCGAATTGAGTTGCGGCGGTAGCTTGGTTCAGACCTTCTTCTTTGGCTTTTTCCAGCACCGGAGCGCGGGCGGTCGGGTGGCCGGCAGCGGCGGAAAGAGCATCGGCAATGTCCCAGATACGGGCAGTAGCGGTGCCGGCTTTCGGGCGAACGACGCCGTTCTGTTCGATTTTCGCGGGTTTTTCGGCTACGGGTGCGGCGGTTTGAGCTTGATCTTCGGGCATGATATTTCTCCGGTGCGGTCAGCAGGTTTGTTTGAATTCGTGTGTAGGCACGAGCAAGTGCAATATTAATGTTGGGAACTACTCTTTGCAACAGCTTTCTGTAGCTTTATTGTTCCTTTCGCCATTTGCTCAGCTGAACCTGAGCGGTAGAACTATTTATCCCTTCCTTTTCGCAAAGCGTTACTACTGCAACGCGAAATTCCTTACCGTTAAAATCAGCAGTTGGATCGGCGGCGCGCTGAGCATCGGCAATCTCCCATACTTTGGCAGTAGCGGTGCCCGCCTTGGGCCGCAAGGTAGCCTTCGGCGCAGGAGGAGTCCAGCGAGCGTCTTGCTCATCCACAGGGGGCTGGTATGCCGCATGCTGAGATTCAAGCGGCACCTTGAAACCGGTTAGCGGCGCATTGGTGGCCAGCGCAAGGCATAGCTTTGGCAGCTCCCACTTGGTGGGCTTGGGCGCGCCCGGGATAGGTGGCACGCCTTCCATGGTGTTATCGTACAGCAGCTTCAGCTCGGCTTCGGTGAAGTCGCGATAAGTGCTGGGCTGGTCCGCAGGCCCTATAAGATAGGACGCTTCGGGCATCTTGGCATCGGCTTGAGCCGCGAGGGCACGATAGTCCCCTCGGGCTACAAACCGCATGGCGTCACAGTTGATCAGGACGTACATGATGGTTTTTCCATTTGCTGAATTGGGTGCTGGCCGTAGCCGCGTTGATCCCTTGGCGCACGCATTCTTCGATTACCAGCTTGCGCTCCGGGATTTGCCCATTATTGCTCACCTTCATTGCATCCGCAACGTCCCAAACCTTTTGTGTGGCCCCGGCATTGCGCGGCCGTTCAGCAGGCTCGCCGGGCGCCCTTGGGGCCGCTGGGGCGCGGGGCTTGCTTATGGGCAACCCGGCCTCGTCATATTGCGTGGGGGCCGCTGCATAGCGTTCACCCTCACGTTCCAGCCAGCGTATATCAGTAGTGTCGGCCGGCAGCGCCAAAGCGGCTTCTTTGCACGCTTTAACCAGTTCGCCAAAATCTTCGGGCGGCGTTTTGGCGAAGGTATTCCAGTAGAGGTACTGAAGCGCGAGCGTTGATTCCAGAGCCGTGAAGGCCCGGCCAGCAAGTGCCGGAGCTATTACCTTGCGGCCTTGCCCGGCATAGATGCGGCCCCAATGGATCGCACGCTCCATATCGCAAACGTGAAGGATTTTGGACTCCTTGACGTTGGTTAAATCGATAACTGCGTATAATGTAGCCATGATTCATCTCACATGGGGCGCCATTCCCAATTCTCGTAGCGCCCTCGCCATTTATGTCCAATTCGAAAGGTTAAGGTATGACCATTAGTTAGCCAGACCTGCTCGTTGTGCCAAGGCCCGCCCACCAAAGCCTTTTTGACTTTGGGGACGGACTCCGGGCGGCGCTTCCTATTTTTTCGCAGCAGCGGCATTGTTCATCGCCTTAACCGCAGTGAGGTAGCTCTGGTATTGGGTGCGGGCGGTGTAGTAAGCAATGCCGGCGGCGGTGCAGGCTGCGAGCACGTCCTTGCGTTTAACGCTCGGGTTTTCGGCAAGCATCCGGCCAGCGATTTCCCAAACCACGCGGCACGGGTTTTCGATTTGGCTCTTGTGGATAATGCCGTCCGGCACAACAACCCGGTCTTCCTCGTTTGCCTTGGCTTGGTCTTCAGCCTTCATTTCGTCGAATTTTTGCTGAACCAGCGGATCAACCGGGTCGCCAGCCTCGTTATATACCACTTCGCGGCGATTATCGGCTTCGATATCTTCTTCAGGAGCCGGATACAGCGCCGGATCGGTATCTGCGCTTTGGCTTTCGGCGATTGCTTCTTCGATTGCTGCCGGGTCAGTTTCTTCAACTGCGCCGACCGACGCATTCATTGCAACTTCAATTTGCTGAAGCTCCAAGGCCCAAGCATCCGCATCTACCGGATCAACAACCGCAACATCGAACAGCTCTGCGGGCACTGCTGCGCGAAGGCAATTCACTTTAACGTGCGGGAGGAATGCCTCATTGCTATCGCTGGGGATGGAGCCAGCTTCAGCGATGAAGGAGAATTTTTTGGCCAGCGATTGAGCGGCGCGTTTTGCATTGGAGCGAGTGGTGTAAGTTTTCATGGTCTGCCGTCCTATGTTTGAGTTTGGTTGGCTGGGGGCCTTTCCCCCTAGCCATGTTGAAATTATAGGGGGAGCCTGATCGGGTATCAACCAATTTTTGCAGAACGGCTTATACTTTGATAGACTGAAATGTGAGGCAAAAAGAACCCCGCCGAAGCGGGGCTTGGGACCTATATAAAGGCACCACTAGTGGGTTTGAGGGATTGGTGGGATCACCTCTTTGTTGTGCTGATATTGCGTGGCCGCCGTAGAGCGTTTAACGCCTGCCCGCGCGCATGCCTCGATTACCTCCCAGCGCGGACGGCCTTTCATTTGGCCACAAATGCGTCGCACAGTGGCTACGGGGCCATTGACCTTTCTGGGGCCTGCTCCGGTCTTGTTACCAGCCGTGGCAGCCTTTTCTTCTGCGCCGAAAGCCTTCGCTGTCAACGCTCGCCCGATGGCTTGCTTTATTGCTGCCACCGATTTGAATTTCCGCTCAGATCCGGTGAGCTCCACGAAAAACTTGGCAAGTTCCTCCATGTTGGTTTGATTGTTGTTTTCTGCCACATCGCGAGCCCCGGAAATAGCGGAAACTTCCACCACTCGTTTTCCGGATACATCAAAGATTGCGAGGATCATGGGAATTTCTCCATTTCGTTAAGGGTTAGTCGCGCTACCTTAATTAGCAGCACAATTCAATCCTAACCCTGAACGAATGGGAAACCAAGGCTCGTTTAGATCAAAAAGGGATTTCGCCTTCCCAACCTTCGCATCCATAAACTGCTACTTTCATTGGCGGCGGAACATTATATCTAGTGCAAATATTATTTTCTTGGTCGCTAAACTCGCAATTAAGGCAACTTTGCACCGCTTGCGTTTGGATTAAGTACTGATGTAGCGCCTCTCGCGCAGGCTTGCTTACCTTTTCAATATTAAACCATTCATGCGCTGGCATCTTTCAAATCCTCATCAGGTTTGTAAAATTCATGCCCAGTGAAATCGTAACCTACGATTTTGTTCTCGCTTTTTTTGATCCAAACCATAATTTGCACTGGCTTTTTAAGCGTATCTAGCAGAGCCATTGCATCGGAAGTGGTAGCCGGGGTACAGGCATTACTTCGCTCGGCCCACCAGTTGCGAGCTTTGGTGCCAGCGTAGCCGGGATGCTCTAGGCACACGAATTCTTGGAACTTCCGCATGCCGCAGTAATAGCTTACCTTTATGCTCGGCGGCTTGCCAGTTTGAAACTTACGGTCATAGGTAATCCGGTCCACCGTAAATATGGGGACATTGAGCGGCATTTGCTCGTCGGGATCTTTCGGCTTAACAAGCTCAGTGGTTTCGGCGCCTTCTACTATATTCAAGTGGCGCGGGAATTCGTGGCCGCAGAATTCGCAGAACTTGGCTCCGGCAAATACATAGCTCGCGCAAACAGGACAAATCTTAGTGGGTGGATCGCCCGGCTGCTTCTTGCCTTTGGCTTGCGGGATAACAGGATCATTGATTGGGCCAAGCCTGCGTCGGTTCTGGCCAAAATCAAGCACAAGACAATCGTGCTTGTTGCTTGCAAGGATAGCGCTCAGGCGACCCGCTTGCGTGCTAAGGTCAAACCCGGGCGCGTAATCCGGGCGCGTGCCTCGGCCAACCATTTGCACCCATAACGAAGAAACCTTGGTCGAACGCAGAACGGCAATCAGGTCGATGGGCGGATGATCGAACCCTGTGGTTAAAACCCCATTGTTCACCATGCACCGGTATTTGCCGGCTTTGAAATCTTTGATGCGCTGCTCGCGCTCTTTTGATTTGGATTTCCCTTTCATCTTCGAATGCACGAAGGTAGTGGGAATGCCGTAAGAATTCAGGAGGCGCGACACTTGCTCAACATGGTCCACGCCGCTGGCAAATATGAGCCAGCAATCGCGGTTTTCGCCTTCCTGTATGATCTCTTCAAGAGCGGCGATTGTTTGGGCATCATCGCCGAACAGCTTCTGCATATCATCTTCGCGGTAATCCCCGGCACGAGTGCGAAGCTTGTTGATATCAAATTCGGTTTTAGTTTTCTTTGGCACCGGCTTAATCAAGTAGCCTTGGTCAAAGAACCAATTGTATGCTTCCGGGACGCAGGCATTGAATGCGATATGAGTGAAGAGCGCGTTGTCGCCTTCGGTGAGTAAGCCTTGCCCTTGCCTCCAATACGTAGCGGTTAATCCTATCACTTTTAAGAAAGGATTCAGTGCCATGAAGAATGCAATTACCTTGCGATACATGGTGGCTTCATCAGGCGAAATCAAGTGGCATTCATCGATGAAGATTAAATCGATTTTGCCAAACAGCGAAAGATCGGATTGGTTTAGACTTGCAATACCTGCATAAGTAATTGGATAGCCGACATCCTTGCGGTCAAGCCCCGCCGAGTATATGCCAGCCGGCGCCGTTGGCCAGTACTGCATTAGTTTGTCAAAGTTTTGGTCAATGAGCTCCATGACATGCGTAATCATCAAGGAACGCGCATAGGCTGGATTCTTATCGAACGCGCTTTTAATGAAGTCTGCTATGACCAAGCTTTTGCCGGTGCCGGTTGGCATCGCAACAATAGGATGCCCATCTTGCTCTTCGAAGAAGGTCCAAAGCGCCGCGCGCCCGGATGCTTGGTAATCGCGTGGGATCAACATCAGCCGTTAAAGCTCGGAAGTAATAGATAGAAATCGCACCCGGCACGTTGCTCGAGCGGACTTAATTCTTCGTTAAACCTTTCGCAAACCCACTTGCCTCCATCAGCAACAGAAACATGTACGCAAGTGCGGCAATTACGCTCAGGAACTTCTTTCTTGTGGCAAACGCCAACATAATCGCACATGTGCTTGCAATAGAAGTATGCCGGGCTGTCATTGATCTTCACCGGCGGCTTGGGGCTATCCACAATGGAGATTACTCGGGCTTCGGTGCGCCGGTGCGCAAAGCCATCGTATTCAACAACCTCCATATAAACATCATCAGTATCTTTGCACACTGCGCAGTAGAGCGCATGCGTCAAGTTGTTGTAGGCCATGTACTCTTGCATCTGGACGTAATGCGACCACTTAGATGTCTTTACACCTTGGCCAAGAAAAGGGTTCTTGGTTGGGTCTTCCAGATGCAGCCGCCACGTTTTGGGTGCGCCGGCCAGCGCGGTAAATGATTTAAGGTTATGCGTTTTGAATTCGCCAAGGATGGCAATGTTTGGCAGCTCTGGGATGCCGCGCACTACGCCATCCATACCGCCGCCATAGTGACCGCGGTAGCCATGAATACGAAATTGCTTGCCATTGGCATCTTGAAACCAAATCTCAATGCCAAGCATTTTCATGAGCGCAAGCATGCGCGGCTCTTCCAGATGGCCGCGATTGAATAGGCGTAGCTCTTGTCCGGTGAAGCGCGGCTTTATGGCCCAGTGCCATGAATACCATATTTCGCGATCGCATTCGCTGCCAATGAGCGAGGCACCCAAGTGGTTGCGAAAGTCTTCTTCTTTGTCGTTGTATGCATCTTCAGCCAGCGGCATGAGCTCGCGCAGTATGCCGCGATAGCGCGCACCTTGGTCTGCTTGGAAGGCGGCTTCCACCGCTGCAAGAGTCTTATACGCGATTTGCATGTTTGAGGTATGCCTGTTTCATGGTCAGCCAGATGGGGCGCCCATTGAAGATTCGGCGCAGCGTATAGGATCGTATTACTGAAATGAGTGAAAAGACCAACGTAATGCCCATGTTCGTATGGAACGGAACAATGACGCCAAACGCCGGGTAAACGAATAGGTTAGCAATAACAGTGATTATAAAGCCAATCAAAAGATTGACTAATGCTTCCATGAATAAGTCAAAACGAGTTTGCATTGTTATGCTCGCAGGAAAAAAGGGAGCCAAGCGGCTCCCCTAAACGACCTTCTGGATGGGATTACTTCGGTTGTGCCCAAGGCGGCAGATCACCGGTGGGTGCGGCTGCCGGGGTTGCTGCCGGAGCGGCAGGCACTGCGGGTGCAGCGGGAACAGCCGGCGCTTCAGCAGCGAGGCGAGCACGCAGATCGGCTTCGTTCAGTACTTCGGAGCCTTTGTAGAACCAGCCACCGCCTTGCGGATGCACCAGCCAGCCACTTGCAGCCGGCGGGAATACCTCGGGCACAGCGGGCGCAGCAGCCGGAGCCGGCGGAACAGCGGCGGGGGCCGGTGCAGGCGCGGGCACTGGGGCTGGAACAGGGACAGGCGCTGGCGCGGCTGCTGGGGTGGGAGCTGGGGGCAATGCACCCGGGCCACTAGTTGCAGCGGGCGGAATGGCGCCCGGGATCGCGGCGGCAGTTGCGCCGTCGGCGCCGAGTTTGCGGTAGCCTTTGATTTCGTTTTTGGCATCGTACATTTTGCCATCGTTACCGGGGCCAGCCGGCACCAGCGATACCTTTGCTTCGAGCGGGAGGTTGTGCAGCTGTGCCGAGTTTTGCAGCTGAATCACGCCGGTCGCGTGGCAGATGGCGGAAAGCGTCTTGTACGCAATTTCCTGCGCCACCGGGTTGTCGTTTTTCAGATTCAGGCGGTCGAACAGTTTGCGGCCCTTGAATTCCTCGGGCGCTTGGATGGTATATTCGAGCGCCAGATAGCTGTTATCCGGCTTGTTGGCAACCGGAGTTTCCTCCGATTTGGTCATGATGAGCGTATACCAGCCCGCCGGAACAGTTTCGAATGGCACTGCGGGTGCCACTGTGCTTGCGTTAAAGTTGAGATCCATGGTTCATTTCTCTCTTGTGGACGACCAAATGGTCAGGGGTTTAAACAGGTATTGCTTACTCGCCAACCGGCACGTAGCAGTTGACGCCGAGCTTGATGCCTTCGGGGCCTTCCACCGACACGTTGCCGCCGGTGCTGGCGATGCTGATCGATTTGCCGGAAGTGCTCTTGTTGCCGCGCTTGGTCAGATCGATTTTGATGGTGAGGGTATCGCCTTCGCGAGTCATTTGAATGTTCTTCATGGTTTCAGTCCCGGTTGAAAAAGTCAAGTTTATTCGGCGTTGCATTATATATCGCATGCGCCAGTTGATTCCAGCCGCCTTCGCGGGGAATTTGGATATCCTGTTGGACGTTATACCGGTTGCCGGCCACATAGCCGGGTTTGCGGTTTACCGCCAGAATGCGACCTTGGTTAGCCGAAATGCCGCGTTGCAGATTGCTGTTTTCGTTTTCGGTGATAAACAGTGGCTCGTGCAGGAAGCCCACCAAGTCGGCCCATTGGGTGAGCATTTCACGCTTACCATAGGCTTTCTGGTTCTTGGGAGAGTGCAACAGCAAATCCCAAGTATCATACTCGCCAAATGCCGGATCGATAACCTTCGCGGCAAATACGTGGCAAGTCAGGATGATGTTGATATTGGCGTAGGTGGCCAGCCAATCGCATCGGGTGAGGAAATTGCCAAACAGCTCGTTTGCGTACTGGTAGGCTTTGCCATACCCGCCGAGCGCCGACTCCATGGTGAGGGCCTTCTTGTTGTCCTTCATGTAGGCCGGGTCAGTGCGCAACACTGCATCGTGGATCAGACGCTCGAGCGCAGTGGCGCTATCGAAAATGATCGTTTGGTATGGCAGGGCTTTCGCTTGCACCTGCGCGAACAATTCGTCGAACAGGCCCCATACCTCAACCATGGAATTGAGAAGCGGCGTATGCATTACCTTGACGCCGGAGAAGCCTTGCTCCAATGGCACCAGCAAAGGGCGCGGCGCCGAACAGGCAAAGGTCGTCTTACCCACCTTTTCGATGCCAGATATAGCAGCGCGAATACCCACTTTGTTAGTGGATGCAGAGACTTGTGAAAGTATGCTCATATGAGCTCCTTTTGCATGTGAGTGTACAGCACCCCAGCCCGATCGCCGTCGATGCCATTTTTCGTCATGCGGCTGATGATGTCTGCCCGGTAGAAATCCCCATTAAGGATCTCGTCTGGCATGGCATTAGACAGGATCATTACCTGCCCCAATGCTACCAAACCCGCGCCCATCTCAACCGCACTATATTCCTCCTGCTCGCCCATCGCTATTCCTCTTCTTTGGGTGGGATAACTTCCAGCTTAGGACTGCCGGGTTTAACGGTGAGGCATTCCTGTAACGCTTTGAAAGCCTCCTCGTTTATATTTTCAAGCGCACGGAATTCTTTGATGGCCAGCGTATGCTCCACCTTAAATAGCGTGTCCGGATTGATTTTGAATTCTTCGCGCAAGCGGTCTTTGGTAGCGGCAACCGTTGCCTCATCCACCGTGCGATCGATCTTGTGGGTATATTTGAGCGTCCAGCCTTGGCCGAGTTCCGCCTTGTTATCAGTGCCTTCCTTGGGCTTGGGAAACCATACCGCAACTACTGCCTTGCGCGCTGCCATTTCCGCATCGACGAGCGCCTTAACGCTGGGGGCTGGCACTTTGTTGCAAACATCCAGCATGGCCATAACCAGATGCGTCGGGAGTGCAAGGAGCTGCGTGCGGATATGCTCATCTTCGAGGGTGTCGATGACTTTGGCCACATCATCGAAGGTGATCGGTATGCCTTTAACCAATGCCTGCTGCGCCGCATACCATTGATTGAGCTTTTTTTCCTTTTCCTGTTCAAGCTCATACTCTAAATGTTGCTCAGGGGTCGAATTGGTCTGGTCAATCATATTTAACTCCTAGGTTCTAATGGGGCGCCTTGGGCTGGCCCCCATTATAGGGAGGCAAGGGGCAAAGCAAATACCTTTTATGTTCCCGGAATAATGGTTGCAGGATAAGGAAATGCGCGGCTATATTAATGCCTGCTTTTATAGTTGGAGTAGACCCGTGCATACCTCGCCTAAGACAAAAATCAGCACCCGCAACGAGCCGTATGATCAGCCGGGCGCACTGATGCTCAAAACTATTGAGCTTATAAGGGAGCATGGCGTGCTGGAAGTGCACATCAAGACCACTGTTCCCTTTTTCTGGCTATCCAAGTTCATTGGAATGGAATTCAAGAATCCCTCGGTCAATCGAATCCAATACATATACGAAACGCTGACCAACAAAACTCTCGTTTAATTAGGGATCGCCTTATGCTGTTGAATATCCCGGCAGAGCTGCGCGCTCTCCCAAACTGGGTTGTCTGGCGTTATGCTAAGCGTAATGGCAAGACTACCAAAATACCATTCCAAGTTAATGGCGAAGTTGCGGAGCCAAACAACCCAGCCACTTGGTCAACCTTCGAAGCGGCCGTAGCTGCCGCGCCGCATTATAGCGGCATAGGCTTTGTCCTCCAGAAGCATTTAGGCTACTCCATTATTGATCTGGACAACAAACCAACCGATCCTTGCACCGAGCAAGAGCTCGAACGCCATACCAAGATTTATAATGCCTTTAATAGCTATACCGAACGCAGCGTTTCCAAGACCGGCGTTCATATTGTGGTTAAAGGCATCGTGCCGACCGGGACCAACCGCGACCATGTCGAGCTCTATTGCGATGGGCGCTTCATGGTGTTCACCGGCGACGTTATTCGCAATTTGCCCATCATGGATTACAACGAGCTGATTGGCAGGCTCTATGATGAGATGCGCCCAATAGAAGACGCGCGGCTCGAACTTGAAGATCGAGAAAGCTTGCTCGATGATGCAGCACTAATAGAGATGGCAAGCAATGCGGCAAATGCCGACAAATTCAATTCACTTTGTCGTGGCGAATGGCAGCACGAATACACTAGCCAGTCGGAAGCTGATTTAGCGCTTATGGCTATGCTTGCATTCTATTCGCCGGACAATGAGCAATGCAGACGCCTGTTCCGCATGAGCGGTCTTGGCAAGCGCGAGAAGGCCATTCGCAATAACACCTACCTCAATTTCACGCTTGGTCTAGTGCGCGGGAAGCAGCCGCCGCCCATCGATTTCAGTCAGCTTGAATTCAACGTGCAGAAAATGATTGAAGAAAGTGAACCAGAGCCTACTCCTCCGCCAATCCCTGCTATTCCTTCTATACCAACTATCCCCGAATATGTATCCGCGGAAGGCGATTTCCCACCGGGCCTCATTGGCGAGCTCGCAGAATACTTCTATGCTTCCGCACAACGTCCGGTGCGAATTATTGCGCTTGCATCTGCAATCGCAGCAGTTGCAGGAGTATGCTCGCGCTCATACAACATATCCAACACTGGGCTTAACCAATACATCATTCTGCTCGCTCGCACAGGCTCCGGCAAAGAGGAGATAGCGCACAACATTGAGCGCATGTTCAGCGCGCTGCAACCCACCATTCCAATGATCATGGATTACTATGGCCCGGCGGTATTCGCTTCCGGTCAAGGGCTGGCCAAGATACTGGTGGATAAGCCTTGCTTCATTTCCGTGCTCGGCGAATTTGGTATCACGCTTAACCAAATCAGCGACCCACGTGCCAACAGCGCCGACAAGATGCTCAAGAAAATGCTGCTCGACCTCTATGGCAAATCCGGGGCAACCCGCTCATTGCAAGGCAGCGTCTACAGCGATCGCGAAAAGAACACTGACCCAGTGCGCGCACCCAATGTTAACATCATAGGCGAGACGGTGCCCGAAACCTTCTTCGAGGAATTGGACGCCACCCATATCGCCGAGGGTCTTATACCGCGCTTCACCATTATCGAATACCTCGGGCCGCGCATGCCAACTAACGAGCAGGCCGGCTTCCCGCCCTCCAAGCCATTGCTCCAAAGATTTAGCGACCTTGCAGTATCCTCCATATCCATGAACAATAACAACACCTGCTATCCCATCAAGCAAGACGCCGAGGCTAAGCAACTGCTCAAGGACTTCGACATCCTTTGCGACGCACACATTAACCACAAGGACCAGAGCACGGTCGAGCACCAACTATGGAATAGGGCGCACTTGAAAGTATTGCGGCTGGCCGGCCTCGTAGCCGTCGGCGTGCACGCACAAGCCCCGGTAGTTACTGGCCCAATAGCCCGATGGGCCATACGCTTCATTGAAAGCGAAGTTACGGCTATGTCAAAGCGGTTTATGAGCGGCGACATTGGGCGCGGCGACAATAAGCAGCTAGCCGACCTGAAGAAGGTAGTGGAGAGCTATTTCAAAAGCGACAAGGCGACTTTGGGCAAGTATGGGGTGCCAAGTATTATGTGCGCAGATCGCATTGTGCCATACCTTTACCTCCAAAAGAAAACCGCCGGCCTCGCTAGCTTCCGGACAGACAAGAACGGTTCCAGTAGTGCGCTTCGCAAATCTGTACAAACTATGCTGGACATGGGAATGCTTCTGGAGGTTCCCAAGGCTACTCTAGCACAGAAATACCAATTTTCAGGCCAAGCTTTCGTACTTAGCTCGCATTGGTAGCGCTTCTACTGTTAATGCTGTTAATGCGCTGTTAATGGCTAAGCCTTTGAATTTAAAGCGTTTAATGAGTTAATGCCCTTAGCTATATTTATGCCATTTATTGGATGCAAGTTAGACTAAATATTTTCTCCCCCTTATATATTATTAACATTATTAACATTGCTATAACTTATTAATATCTAAAGGCTTTCAAGGTTAATTCTAGCCTTAACATTATTAAACGCATTAACAGCTGAGTAGAAGCACGGAGTAGAGGCGCTGTTTAGTGCTTAACTTGATGAATAGACGGAACCAGTTGGAGAGTAGATTATGTTGCCAGATGCGTTAGCGGCGAGTGGGACCGAACACGCCCATCAAGTTGCATTCTTCGCTTACTGTGGTTATGCTCGGTTGCATGGATTCGAGGAAGCGGACAAGTGGGAGAAAGGAGGCGGGACACTTGAATGGCGTCCGGAGATGGGATACAAAGTTCCGGAGCTAGAATGGTTGCATGCCAACCCGCAGGGCGGCGCGCGGGCCGACAATGTCAAGAGTGCGCAAATTCGCGGCGCGCGTGAAAAAGCCGGCGGAGTTCGTGCAGGCATACCAGACACGTTTCTACCGGTGCCGAAACTTTCAATTGGCGAGACACGGACTAGCTGTCCGACTTACCGCTGGTGCGGCCTCTATATCGAAATGAAAAAACCTGACCAGAAACCTAAACGAAGTGGTGCTGGTGGCGTGAGCGAAGAGCAACAGAAATTTGGTGCGTATGCCCGCAGAGTAGGTTATGGTTGGATAGTGTGTTATTCATGGCGCGAGGCAGCAGATGCTGTACGCAACTATTTGGAGTGGTGAAGCATGACCCCGGCAGAGGCAGTGCAAAAGGCAACTGAGCTTAATGAGTCTGGTCGCTATAAGCAGGATTGGTTTTACTATCCTGCTTATCATACAGGCACTGCAAGCCATCCTGAGTTCGAAGGGCATTGGTTTGTTATGCGCCGGCTGAAAACCAACTGCCCGGTATCGGCAGTTAATGTTCATGGGCAACTTTCGGTATTGGAGAAGTAATGGCCATCACGTACGCAGTTGAACAACGGTTGCGCTTCATTGACTTTCTGCTGCATCAGTATGGCAGCGTTAACCGGAGCGCTATCATGGATTACTATGGCGTCTCCATGCCACAGGCATCTAATGACCTGAAGCAATACATGGAGCTTGCGCCGGCCAACATGCGCTATCATGGCTCCCGCAAGTGCTACGTTAAGACCCTCCAGTTCAAGAGGCATTGGGAATGAGCGAAGAATTCTGGTATCGCTATGAAGATCGTTCTTATTCCACTATCATTGATGCGGACCGAGAGATATTCGGTAGCGAGGTGAAACTGGAATGCCGCCAGTATCGAGTGATCAAGCATACTCCGAAAGGAGTATGGCTCGACGTTTATGGTCGGAAACGGTTCGTGCTGAATAGTGCCATAAAGCGCTTTGCGTGCTCTACTAGGGTGCTGGCACTGGAATCGTTCATTGCCCGCAAAGACCGGCAGATCGGTATTTACACCAGTCGCTTGATGCAGGCTAAGCAGATGCGGCAAGAAGCACTTCGGAGATTATCATGAAAATCAAGTGCGCAAGTAAGAAGCAGAACTACCTTGAATTGCAGGTTGCTCAGGGTGGCGGTTTGCACGGCTCGCTTATCCTGACTTCTTCTGAAAATAGCGGCGGTGATCGCCGTAGCGATAAAAGCTCCGTTTTTCTTAGACCCGACGATGCTTTCGCACTGGCGAAGGCTTTGCTCCAATATCATCAAGAAGGAACAGTACCGAAATGAAAATCTGCCCGCACTGCGGTACGCGCAACTATGACGTTCGCATTGAGCGGGTCAAGAGCAACGATCAATTCCCGTGCCATTCTTGCGGTAAGAACATGTATCAGATGGGGACTTGCCAGCCTGTGTCAGAGCAGGAGATAATAAGTGCGAGTAGTGAAACCCGATTGCATATTCCTTTGAGTGAAGAAAGATGAATAAAGAACAAGCCGCTATGCTCATGTTCGCTGGTTACAACATTCAAGTGACCTCGCTGCTGACCGATACCATAACGCATCGTGAGTCGCGTACTTGGAAGCAGCGCCTGTTCTCGTTGCCGTGGCAGCCGTGGCGCACCCACTCTTTCCGTACCGAGGTAGTGCCGAGCCGCAAGATCATTGTTGCGGAAAGTCGCAAGACGCTCTTCATGCACCCGTTCATGGTACAAGAAGTGCGGCTGGCTGTCGAGGCGCTGACGCTTCAGCGGAAAAGGATTGCGGACGGATTATGAAGACGAATAAGCAGAAAATCGAAGCCAGCGTCGAAGCGATAGCTGCCGCTCATCAGGCCGGCTATGATGAATTCGTCGAGCTTTGGGTGCGCTATGGATGCTGTCCCAGCCCTATGGACTGCACTGCCCGGCTCATGCCGGAAGGCCCGCTTCGCGAGGCTCACTTAAGCGGTTGGAAGAAAGCCCGCGAGGAGACGTGATGGGCGGCAGACCGAAAGGAACAGTCCCAACCAAGATGTGTATGGTGTGCGGCTGCTATGCCCCGATTGCACAGAAGGCGTGCAAGTTTTGCACCACTCCATTTGGAATGAGCTGGAAGGCGGCTGAGAAGAAATGAGCAAGCATCGACAAGCGTTCTATTTTCCAACGGTTGGCTATTACGTTCAGACCGAACGAGGCCGAGTTTACCGGTGCGGCATTCCAATGTACGAGCGCAAACGCGACAAGACGTTTTACATTGTCGAAGATGGCAAAAGGATCAATGTTGCCGTTGTTAGTGCTCATGGCACGGTTGTGAAGATCCAATGACCACTTGCAACATGGGCATGGGTTGCGACGAGGCCGGCAAATGCTATGCTGCCGCAATAGGACAACCTGAGCTTTGCGAGAGGCGCGCCATGACTGACAAAACCGAAATCAATGCGGGCAATGCTTGGATCAACCCGAGCGAACGCAAACATTATGCTCGCATGACCAACAAGCAGTTCGAGGAGCAGTACTTGGGCACGTTTGCACCGCCATCGGATGCTGAAGCCGCCCAACTGTTCCTGAAGAAGTACGGCCAGCCTTCGCAAGAAGTCGAAGACGCCATGAAGCGCACGCTGCCGCTTAGTGAAAGCCCGCGCTCATGGAAAACGTTCTTCTTAGCGCGTTTGATGCTGGGCGGTGTCATCCCGGGTATTCGCTCTTGGAAGATTCATCAGAACCTTGACGCTACTCGCATTGGCTTCAGCTTCGAATTCCAAGAGCTGGTGCCGGTCAAAACTCAGGCCCAGCTTGACATGGAGGCGCCGAGCGGTTTTATCGAGTGGCCGGAAGGAGAGCCGTGCAAAGACCCTATTACTGTTTCGGAATTGGAGCAGCATTTGCAGGGTGCCGCCAAGAAGCTGTTTGACGACGCTCCGGCAAAGATCCCGTATGACGACTCCAAAGGCTTTAGTGGCATTGACTTCGCTGGTTATCGCGAAGAAGTGACCATGCTGTATCCAAAGTTACCGAACATAGAAATCAAGTGGGATAAGGTGTCTTCCAACCAAGTGTATGAAGACATGAAACAAGTGTATGATCGTGCTCGGGAGCACGAAGCATGCCTTCGCGATTCGCTTAAACAGTTGACCGCTCGCCAGCGTGCCAACATGGAGCCAATGCCGGGCGAGTCTTGGGCGCAGTTCGACAAGCGCGTCGGACAAGATAATCCAGCTCGCGTTCGTTTGTTCGATGCGGGTCGTCGGCAAGGCAAGTCGTTTCTCGACAGTAAGGGATTTTCCAAAGTCGTTCAAGATATGAAGGACGAACGGGAGCGTAACAGGACGGCCCGCAATGCCGGTGTTGGAAAGCTTGGCCTCGTCCCCGACTTGCCACCGGACCACTTTAGTTTCGGTTGTATGGGAGGCATAGTAAACCTTCCAATTGCTGAGTTGAGAGCCAAGACTAAGCCGGCTGGGGTTAGCGATGATGTATGGGACAAAGAGTTCATGGAGCGCTTGACGTCCGGCACGCTGAACATTTCCACCGGCTATTTGTATGCGACCAAACCGGAAGAAGTGAGTATTTCAATTTCTGCCGATCAAACCAAAAGCTTCTATACTTCTCGTATGCTGGGCGAAAGCGACGAATCGTTCCAATATCGCGTTAAGCACAAAATCAGTATCGGTCAAGCAATGCTGAACGCTGAGCCCATCGGCACCCGGGATGAAGCGCGAGTCGAAAAGCAGTTGCGTCGCGAAAAGAAAGAGCGTAAGATGGTCCAGAAGCAGCACAAGAAAGAGCAGCGCAATACCGCGAACCTGCTCATGACGGCTTGCGATAGCGTCGAGGCTGCAATGAAACCCACTGGATGGAGATGGTAACATGGGCTATGACATTCCGAGCGATCACCACTCTTCGCCGCCAAGAAAGCGCACTCCGGGTCGGCTGTCGAAGGAGGTTGTCAACAGCAAATACGAAAACCTGCTCGACGGCCCGAATGCTGAGCGCCGCATGCTGGACAACCTCATTCTGGCCACTCCGACCAGCGAAGAGCGCGAATTGCTGAGTGGGGTAAACATTCTGCTCACCACAGCCATTCGCGACATCCAGTCCGCGCAGAAGCTGTTGAAATGAGCCGCGCAGAACTGATAGGCATTGCCGCCTTTGCGATTGGCGTTATTGTATACTACGGTGTGCTTGTTGTCATTATTCGAGGTTGAAATGAGCCCGTTCATCGAACAAGAAACCGCTGAGCTAAGCGGGGCAGCCAAATTCGGCGACGCCGTACAGGTGCCGGTATGATAACCTGGATTCTCATTCTGTATGTACAGAATTATGGTCCTGCTTTAACCTCTGTGCCGGGCTTTCAAAGTCAGCGGGAGTGTATTGAGGCTGGACTTGACGTTAGGAAGTTACAAGACCGGGAGGTTATAACTGGCGGGTTCGTTTCGTTTGCGTGAAACAGGAGCGCCCGCAATGAGCCGCAACGCCAAGTCCGAAAGCCTCCTGTGGTTACTGCTGGCCGTCGGGCTCCTTGTTGCTTTGTACTGGAGGTAGCTATGAAACGTCCGGTTGGCCGCCCTCCCCGCGACCCAAACATTAACACCAAAGGCGAAGTCAACGAAACCCGGACGCTTATTGCTCTGGAGATTCGCCGCGAACAGCCAGACCTGCCGCCAGACATAGTGGCTCGGTATGCAGCTATTCGAATGCAACTGGGAGGTGCAGTGTGAGCCGAGAATGCAAACACGAGCGCACTAGTCCAGTGTGCTGCCATCGACAAGTCCAAGAAACTGTTTCGGTTATTGGAGATTCATTGCTCTCGTCGCCTCGTAGCGTTGAAGTAGTCATTGACGTTCAGGAAGGCCGCTATTGCCAGAGCTGCAACGAAGTAGTTTGGAAAAGTATTCAGGTGTTTGGAAAATGAGCGAACAAGAAGAAAAGTACGAAACGGTGCTGACGGATGAAGAGATTCGCGCAGTGCTGAGCGGCTGCCCATCCTCCTCCCATAACAAGATTGACTTCGCTCGAGCTATTGAAAAGGCAGTTATCCTGAATGCCGGTCGAACTGGTTTCTGGGGAGGCTTGTGCGCAAGGCTCCTGAAGGAGCGGGATGAAGCCCGTGCGCGGATTGAAGAGTTGGAAAAGGCAATGCAGCTATTCGTCGATCGAGTAGGATGCGGAGAAGTGCGCAGTAAGAAAACTTACGCGCAGTTCAAAGAGTTGTTGAAAGCCAAACTTTAGCAGATGCGTTAACGTAGTTGCTTTAACGCTATCCGGTGCAGAGCGTTGTAGAGCATGCTCTCTGCCTGATTTGCGCGTTTGCGCTCTTCGCGAGCTGCCTCAGCGTTAATTGAATTTAGAACAAGCAGAACGATAATAGCTACTATGGCTGCAATTAGTGCGTATCCCATGATAAAGCTCCCAAGCTAGGCGCCGTCCGTGGCGCGGGATTGTTAGACTGCGGTTAGCAAACCTTTATCAGCTTCGATTTCCCACCAGACGGATTGGGTTTGGTAGGCATTGAAAACCACGCCTTTGATAGTATTTATCGAAACCTGGTGCTCTTTATAAATCGCTTCTGCTTTAGCCTGTTTTGGCGCGCTGGCAACAATCTTGTCAGCCAGTTCGCGAATTTGTTCGGCGGTGAAGAAGCCAACTTTCTTTTCGAGTTTAATTGCCATTTTCGTTTCTCCTCTGCCGGGGCCAATCCCCGAACCATGAGCTATTATGGCACCCGCCTTAGATCCCTGCACCAACTACTTTGGATTCTAGCTTCATCCGAGGCATCCGAATTAGTCTAAAGATCCTGTTGCCAGCCAGCTCTAGCAAGCCCATAATTGCTTCATGATTAAGCGATGCCAAGGGGCAGCGGAAATGAAAACCAACTTCCAAGCAGGCACTTTCATCATGGTCAACGGTCGCCAATTTGATATTGATAAGGCCCAGCCGTGCCCCTACTTCGAAGGCAGCCAAGAGCTCGTTGGGACCAAACATGGCGACCCAACTTTCCTCAAGGGCAAGCGCACTCTCAATACTGCTTACCTTACCGATGCCAAAACGCCGGGCTGGTATTACTACGATTGGAACGCAAAATGACTCCGCGCCAGCAAGCCATCCAAGATGCATATCAGGCGCTCCTTGATCTTCTGATTGAGGAGTATCAAGAAACCGAAGATAATTCACAAGCGCTGGCCATCATGGAAGCGCTGCAAACAGATTGCGGACTTTAGGGGGGGGGGGGCAAAATGAACATCGAAACGATTCGCGAAACGCTGCGTTTGAAACTGCGCGAGGCGAGCCGCCACATGCTCAGCGCAAACAACATCATTGAGCCGACCTTTGCTGGTCCGGCTCGGGCAAGTCTGGATGTTCAAGAGCTGCGCAACGCCGCGCAGCAGCTCCGGCAAGCAGTTACCGAGCTTGAGCAAATTGTCGGTGCAATGGACGCTATCCGGATCTTCAGGGAGATTAAGTAATGGCACTTCCATTCACGTACATTGACGTGGGCGCCTATCGCGTTACCTTCGCGGGCGATCGCGCACTGGCCGTCAAACGCAAAATGCCAGCGACTGGCCAGCGAAAGGAGCATTGGCGCACCGTTTATCAAACGCGCCGCGCTACGCTGACCCATGAGGCCGGGCGCAACCCGGAATTCGATAAGGCCGTAGCAGCCGCACGGGAGAAGCTATGAAGCGCGCACCTGTCATCCCATTCCCTATTGCAGAACGCCGGGTAAAGCTCAGACAATGCCCGGAGTGCGGGCATTTGGTCCCGCAGATGTTGATTGATCGCGCTTGCTTCGATATGCCGTGCAGCAAGTGCGGCAAAGCCAAGCTGAGCGACTACGACATTTATTTTATCAAGTGAGCGTGCGATGACCTTTGATTGCTGGTTTAACCTCGTTGGCATTTGGGTGTTTGGGCACAACCCGGACGAGCGAATCCCCGAGATGACAGCTGCTCTGGAAAAGATCGGTCGCGAATTCAAGTGGGTTTATGTTGATATTGAAACCGGCACGCGCTTCCCATCCACCCCTGTGGAAACCCCGAAGAACCTGGAAGCTGAATTCCATAAGCAGCTGAAGCATATTGGCGGCTTGTCTGGTGGATGGCGTCGGCGCGAAGGCCGCACAATGGAAGCATTCCGCACCGCTTGCGAGATTTGCGGGTTGGAGCCAACCGGGGAGAAGAAGAAATGAGACTGCTTTGCGTAGGCGGCCCGCGCGCCGGGGATTACATTAAGGTGCAAGAAGGTATGGAATATGTTCAGGTTTTGGAACGTCCGAAGCCGCCGGACGGTACTCCTGTTCCATTTGGCCCGGTTGATTTCATGGCCACTGAAACCCGTCACACTTACAAAGTCGAATACTTGATTGGAGGAGCCAACGGCGCAGCTTGCCGACAAGAATACACAGTGCTTGCCATGCCCGGCACAGATGTTATCCGCGAATTGCTGTTGGGTTATCGGAGAAGCAAATGACCGCCGAAAATCCAAACAACATGTTGCACGTGGCGTCGAACTGTTATATAGTTACAACGCAAGCCGGGTTTCGCAAAGCGTTGAAGCAGTATTGCAAAGAATACGATTTTGACAGTTATAAAGATGCCGATCTTTGCGGATATCCCAAAGCGTATCCAGCAATGGTTTTCTTCTCGATTCAGTACCGCGGATACCATTATGTGGAAGCTGATTGCTTTCCGGTGTCTGCGGTAGAGATTGCTCTCCACAAGTTATTAAAACGAATTCGACAAAGGGGTAAACCAAATGCCGAAAGCAGCTCAAGCAACAGATCCGCGTAGTTTGAAAGTCATTGCCGCCGAGATTCGTGCAAACTGGCCCCGTGTATCTTTGTTCGCTGAGCCAGCCTTGCAAGATATGGAAGATGAGCTTGGCGAAGAAAACGGAAAAATAACTCCGCTTGGTGGCCAAGTAGTTGCAAACTTTCTTGCCAATGCTCATGGTTGGCGCGGGGAAGTTGCAGAAAGCATCAAAGCTGAGTTGGGTGTTATTGCGGAGCTTCTCAATGACTGAGGACACAGATCTGGTTAGCGCCGAATGGTTGCGCCGACGCGGTTTCACTGTTGATAGCCGCATTCCGGATTGCGCAACTACTGCGCTTTCGGGTATTCAAATTGCAAAGATGGAACATGTAATTGTTGATGGCAAACTTACCATTCGCACCAGTTACAGCTTTGCAGAACCGTTCAAATGGGTTACGTCTGAAGGAACAATTGAATTATGATTGAGAATCTTCAATACGCTCTCATCATCTTCTACGGGCTCACCTTGCTAATCCAAGTTGGATCGCTGGCCCTCCTCTTTCATGGCTGGCGCGACAACTTCCGGGGTCTACCTCCGGGGTTAAAAGTGCTGTGCTACGCTGCTATACTAGTGTCAGTGGCGTCAATTTTATTCTTCGCGTATGCGACGTGGCAGTTGCATACGTCGCTTGGTAAGCTGGGCGCAATTATTCAATAGTTTATAACAAACGGAGAAATCATGGACCTGAACCACATCCTGCCTGAGCTGAAGACGGCAGTGCGCATGAGCAACGAAACCGAGGCCATGTTTGCCGAACGGCAAAAGTTTGGCTACGAGCCGCCGATCACTTCCTTCAGCGGCTACTATTCGTTCTTGAGCAACTTTTCGCCGGTATGGGTGGATCTCGGTGGCCAGCGGTATCGCACGATTGAGCATGCGTATCAAGCAGCTAAGACGGAAGATCCGAAAGAGCGTCAAATGGTCCGCGATGCGACCACGCCGCGTTCTGCGAAGCGCATTGGGCAACGCGTTACCAAACGTAAAGATTGGGATCAGCCGCAGGTTAAAGATGAAATCATGCTCAACCTGCTGCGTCAGAAATTTTTCAGCTCGATTTTGGGGTTGGACTTAATCGATACTGGCATGCGAATGTTGGTGGAAGGTAACACGTGGAATGACACCTATTGGGGTGTTTGTAACCACAAGGGCGAGAATCGCTTTGGCCATCTGCTCATGCAAGTACGTGCTGAATTGGTCTTGTGCCGATTTTTATGGTTCGCAGGAGAATAGCATGAACCTGAATCCATATGTCACTGGCGGGATTGTAGCTCTAGCGCTCTCTTTTGGTGCTGGAGTTTGGACCAGCAGTATGCTCTGGCAAAATAAGTGGGACGAGCGCGATAAAGCCGACCTGAAATCGCAAGCGGCGCGCGAAGCAACTAACCGCAAGACCGAACTACTGTGGTCAAGCAAGATCGACGAGGCTCGCGAAGATGCTTACAAGAAGGCTTTACAGAACCAAAAAGATGCTGGTGCTGCCAATGCTGCTTCTGAGCGGCTGTATGACGCCGCACGACGCGTTGTCCGTACCGCCTGCCCAAGTGCCCCCATTACCGGTGGAAGCCCGCCAGAAGGCACCCCCGTCGTGGTGCTCGCCGACGTGCTTGCAAGGATTAACGAAACTGCGGGAGAGCTGGCAGCAGCGTTTGACCAATCATACCTCGCTGGCATTACCTGCGAGCGATCATACGATGCAGTAGGGGTTCAATAAACCGCTTGCCCTATCTGGCTGGTGGCGTATAATTGGTTTCAGAGGGGATGAGTAACCCCTCGGCTCCGTGGGCGGGACGACCTGCCTCTTGCTAAACCTAAAACGCTCCCGTGCCGACTCGCTGCCCCGCACAGCTCCCGAGTCGGTATCGGAAGTGCCTCTGCATCTTGGCTCCAAACGGCGAACTCTCCGGCCTTCGGGTACGGGTTGCAAACCTTAGCGCTGGGACCAGAGGCCCTTCCGATACAGCGGACTGCCGTCCCAGCTGTGTTGTAGAGGTAGCGCCAAGTTGAACTGTGGCGTTTTAAATTGGAAGGGTTATCCATGCCTCTCATTATTTCGGAGCGTAGCGCAGTCCGGTAGCGCGTCTGGTTTGGGACCAGAATGTCGCAGGTTCAAATCCTGCCGTTCCGACCATTTATATCCCCTGCCGTTTAATGGATTAAGTTTGGAACCGCCTTCCCCCTTCTAGGTTTACTTCCAAATCCATTAGACGGCTTTTTTATTGAGACATAGGTATGGACAATAAGCCAAACATGTCGCTTGCGGCTCACATGTTTTACGGGCTGCAAAATCCGAACTCCTACTTGGACGAGAACAGCGCCCGCAATGCAGTCCCTCAGAAGTATTTACGTACTCCTGCCGAATCCCAAGCCTTTCGTGACGCCGCTGTAAACAAGCGTGCCATGCGCAACGCCAAGCGCGCTAAGGCCCTTCCGAGGGCTGCCCAATGAAATACATTGTGCTGTCGGTGCCGATGGGTCCAAACCTGAGTCGGGAAATGCCAATCATCTTCCCGGATGCACTGGTACACATTGATGTTGCCGAAGTATTGACGCGGCTGCCTGAGTTGCGGCATGCCAAACCGGTAAGCGCCGGGTTCGTCAACAGCATGGAACTAAGTCCTGCTTGCCATGGTGAAAGCACAACGCTTAAACTTAAATCGCGCGGGGAAGACGACGATTGGCTCATGCGCACCTTTGATTACACTCATGGGATAGTCGGATGACCGAACTTACGAAAGAAGGCAACCAAGTTTATAGCCTGAGCAGTCCTATTCGCGAAGCTGTCCACAAGGAATGCGTTTGCAAAACCTGTTGGCACCTTGGCGACCTCTGTGGCGATACGGCTAAGATCTTTGCTCGCTTCGACGCCAATGGCGTCCGCGTCCATAATACGCACGGCACTTTTCCGGCGGGGCGCCGAGTGCAAATTTCGTGCAATGGTCATACCACAATACCCAAAACAAACAAAGCGGAGAATGAAACCATGCCACCATTCAATGAACAACAGCTCAAAGACCCTTATTGCGATGCCCCGCCACCGGAGCAGCCGCTGACCAAGGAAACCGACAACAAAGTCACCGACAACAAGGTTGGAGACGAAAAGCCGGTCGAAATCTTCAGCAACGACTATTCGATCGACGCCTACAACGAAATGGTTTCGCGTCTGGCCAAACCCGGCGAAGTTATTCTGGCTTCGATGACTCCGGCAGGTTGCCACAAACTGCACATGCTGATCGGCCTGAATGGCGAGTATTTCGAGCTGACCGCCGCGTACAACGCGATGGACAAGGTTAACTTCCGCGAAGAAAGCGGCGACTTCCATTTCTACATGGAAGGCATTGCGCAAGCCTACAATGTCCAGCTCTTTATGCTGCCGCGCCCGAAAACCGATCATGGCGGCTACGTGCTTCGCGCTTTCAATCAGGCGCTCGGCGATCTTACCGATCTGGTGAAGAAAGAAGCCATCTACTGCAAAGAAGATCTTCTGCCGAAAATTCTGACTGCGCTTGGCGAGCTGTATTTCGCGTTTGCTGCACTGCTCGCGAAAGGCGGCTTCTCGATCGATGATATCCGCCGCGCCAACATGGACAAGCTCCTGTATGGTGAGAATGGCAAGCGCGCCCGGTATGCCCAAGGTCGCTATACCGATCAACAGGCAATTGATCGCGCCGACAAACCAGCCGGCGAGTAATTGCTCAGCCGGGGTCCGCCCCGGCATCTTCCAAGGCTTATAACTATGTTCAAAGCAAATGTTTTGGATCACGGCTTCGTTATCCTTCGCAATATGGCCGGGCCGACGCGGCGTCCGGTTAATCGAATTAATTATGGGAATTCAATTATCGAGTCTATTCGCCCTTTCGACGCCGACGACGTTGATGTTGCCAACAGCGCTCGCATGTCTTTCGATAATAGCGACCTGGAGCGCACCTACGAAATCGAGATGAAGCTCAACCGGTTTCTGATGCAAAACAAGCACATGACGCCGTTTGAAAGCATTGAAGTATGGTTGGAGATGAAGCTTCCCATCTTTACCGCGCGTCAGTTCGTTCGCCATCGCACAACTTCGCTCAATGAGGTTAGCGGCCGTTATGTTACGCTGCCAGCTGAATGGTATATCCCCGAGGTAGTTGGCGGCAAGGCCCCGAACGCGAAGCAAGGGCAAGAGGACAACTTGGATTGGTTAGTGCAAACCGTCTTTAAGTTGCAGCTCAACGAGCAATGCCGAATCAGCTACGAAATGTATCTGGATGCAATTGAGCTTGGCGTAGCGCCGGAGCACGCTCGCATGTTCTTGCACCTGAACCATTACACCCACTGGCTCTGGAAACAGGACCTTCGCAATCTGATGCACTTTCTTTCCTTGCGCGAGGACAACCATGCACAGATTGAAGCGCGTGCTTACGGCAATGCGGTGGTTGGTCTTCTGGAGCCGCACATCCCCGGTCTTATGGGGCTCTACAAAGAACTGATCCGAACGTAACCACTGGAGAAGCAACCATGACTCGCCGCAAAGCTCCAAGACGCAAACCTGCCGGGGAAAATTCCGGTGGCCCGGTATCCTACTATTTGGTGCAGGTGCAAAGGCCCAACCAGATCGAAGGGCCGTACCAAGCCGAATGCTCCGATATTATCGAAGCGCTTGGCATGGATTTCAACGAGGGGGAAGCCTTCAAAGCCATCTGGCGCAAGGCAGCCGAGCGCACTTTGGGGCTTGCAAAAGAAGGCAATACTCCGTTCCGCGACGCTGAAAAGGTAGCGCATTACGGGAAGCGCATGCTGATAATGGAGTCCTAAAGACTCTGAACAAAGGTGTTGCAATTAAGGGCGGAGCGGCTTAATATACTCAGCACAACTAGGAGAACGTTATGTTCGTTGTGCTGTTTCTGTTAATGCTGCTCATTTGCATCCTGTGGAGATAATCATGGACGCTTCCGCCATTTTGGTAATTGCAATTGGTTTAACCGTGGCTTTGGCCTTCCGGATTCATCGGAGAAAAGAACGGGCAAAACATGAGTACTCGTGAAGAGCTCTGCCTCGCAATTTGCGAAGGCGTTTCGGACGAACAATTGGCTATGATGGTGCTTCGGCCGAACAGCCTGTTGGCCGCTCTCAATTCCATTCAGCCTTTGCTGAATGCAAACAATTTCTTGATCACCTGCGTGCAAGGCATTGCAGAAACGGATGAAGGTCCGTCCGCAATTGCCGCTAAGATCACGCTTATGGCCATCGGAGTGCCGTTCCATGATCCACGAGCTAGCCAAGGTCCAAGTTTCGGAAGCGTCTTACCTTATGCTGGATTGGACCTTAGCCAAGTTGCTGGCGCTGGTCCCGGAATTGATGGAGGATCAGGGCAAGCCGTTCCTATTGGTTGAAAACTTCGATATTGGGGTTAGTATACCGTATAGAGGCCCGTTTTCGCCGTGCACCAACCCTATCTTTGGGGCAATGCTCGCGGATCGTTACAAGCTGAGCAGCGGCGCATGGAATGCATATAACGCCTATTGTTCGGCCCCGGTAACGCCGCTTACCGAATGGTGGGCCATGTCTTACGATGGCACCCTGCTTACGCATGGCCGCAACCGTCTACATGCCCAAGCACTTAACATTATCGTAGCAGAATACGGCTATGAGATTGAAGTTCCAATAGGTCTGGTGCAATCATGAAATGTTTATCGGAAGCGCAGTTGAAGGAGCTGCTCTCGGAAGCCTACCAAAAAGGGTACGACGATGGGTTTGCAGACATGGCCAATGAGCGAGGTTTCAACGAAGCCGTAGTTTTCGAAGATAAGAAAAGGACTGTTGAAGAGCTAGCGAATAAGGCATAGGATCTCTGATCCTATTGAGGACTATTGGGTACCAAGTTATCCTCTTGGCATATGTTGTCAAAGGGAACTTTATATGGCCGGTCCGCCCAATTGGTTGCGCGGTGTCCACATTAAACCGCATGCGCCTGTCTTCCTGCACGAAGTCAAACCCGAAACACGCCTGAAGCAAGCCCGCGCGCTTGAACTTCGGGCGCAAGGCTATTCGTTTCAGCGCATGGCTGACGATATGGGCATATCCAAACTGTATGCCCGCAAGCTGTACCTCCAAGCAATGGCGGCCATCATTACTCCCGGCGTTGAAGAAATGCGCACGTTGGAGAACGAGCGGCTGGACATTATGCAACAGCATGCGATGGAAATCTTGACCGCGTTCCATCCCTATGTTAGCTCAGGGAGCGTCGTTCGAACCATTGTGGAAGATAGCTTCGGCCGTCCGCTCCTGGATGCAGATGGCGAAGTAGTTACCCAAGCCCTTGGCGACGCGGGTCCGCGGTTAGCAGCCATCAAAGTCCTACTTGCCATTTCCGATCGCCGAGCCAAGCTCAATGGTTTGGATGCCCCCACCAAAGTCGCCAACACTGACCCGACAGGAAACCGCGAAGCTGGGCAACAGCTTGTTCAATTCTACCTGCCAGATAATGGCCGCGATGATACGGTTGTGAGTGAGCAATGAGCTCTGCATTGTCGGATGCGATTAAACAAGAAATAGAACGCATTGCTCCTCAGAAGGGGCCGCAAGAGCAGTTCCTATCTAGTTCGGCAGACATTGTAATATACGGCGGTGCGGCTGGCGGAGGCAAGACCTTTGCGATGCTGCTGGAAACCTTGCGCTTCGTAACCAAGATGCCAAAGTTTGCAGCCGTTATTTTCCGACGCAATACAACCCAAGTAAAGAATCCCGGTGGCCTATGGGACGAGTCAATGCAGCTCTTCCCGGCTGCTGGAGGCAAGCCATCCGCGCACAATCTGGAGTGGAAATGGAAAGCGGGCGGCAAGGTTAAGTTTGCGCACTTAGACTTGGAATCCACTGTGCTGGATTGGCAAGGCTCGCAAATCCCGCTCATTTGCTTCGATGAATTAACTCACTTCTCGCAAGCTCAGTTCTTCTATATGATGTCGCGTAACCGCTCGGCTTGCGGCGTGCGCCCTTACATTCGAGCAAGTACTAACCCGGATGCGGACAGCTGGGTTGCAACATTTATCGAATGGTGGATTGACCAAAATACCGGCTACCCGATTTGGGAGCGCAGTGGAGTTATCCGCTGGTTCATTCGGGTTAGCGACACGATCACTTGGGGGGATAGCCGCGAAGAGCTGTTTGAAAAGCACGGCTTGAAAGATGGAGACGGCAACTTCCTTCCCGATGACCACGAAGACCAAATTCGTCCTAAATCGTTTACTTTCATTCCTGCTCGGCTAAGCGATAACAAAGCTCTGCTTGCCGCCGACCCGGACTATAAAGCGAACTTGATGGCACTGTCGCTCGTGGAGCGGGAACGCCTGCTCGGCGGCAACTGGAAGATCCGTCCGGCTGCTGGTATGTACTTCAAGCGCAACGAAGTTACTATTTTGCGCGAGCTGCCAGACGACATTATCAAAATTGTACGCCGGTGGGACTTGGCAGCCACCGAGCCATCGCCAGAAAACCCGAACCCCGACTACACTGCCGGCGTATGCATGGGGCTGCGTCGCAACGGGCGCTATATCATCTTGCACTGCGAACATGGCCGCTGGAAGAGCTCCAAAGTAAGAGAGCTGGTTAAGCGGGTTGCAAACAACGATTCCTATGCCGTCAAGATTGGCATCCCGCAGGACCCGGGACAGGCCGGCAAAGAGCAGGCAGAAAGCTACACCAAAGAGCTTGCCGGATACACTGTGGAAACCATGCGCGAGACTGGCGATAAGTTTGTTCGCGCGGACGCTTATGCGGCTCAATGGCAAGCAGGGAACATTGATTTGTACTACGGCCCTTGGAATGAGCAATTTCTTGCAGAGCATGAACAATTCGGTGGCGTCGGAGGCCATGACGACCAAGTGGACGCAGCAGCCGGTGCTTTTAACATGTTAACCCGTACAAACCTGTCAATCTGGCAAAAACTGGGCCGAGCAGCATAGGATCAAAGTACAGGTTTGGTCTATTAATTTATCTACCTATAATCCAGAAGCCTTTGGGAGCTAATATGCCATCCTTGCCGCCAAAATCAAAGAGCGTAGTTCGAACCGCGCAGTCTGCAAGGACCGCGGATGCTAAGGCACGTCAAAAAGTAGCCGGTCAGAAAGCTATCACCAAAAAAGCGAACGACAGCTTTGTAAACTTTTCGCAGAATTTCGGCATTGGCACGGACAACGCGCTATCCGGGGCCTCCTACGGCTTCAATCCGGTAACGCGCAATCGATCCCTTTTGGAATGGATTCACCGGGGCAGTTGGCTCGGCGGCATTGCAGTTGATGTTATTGCTGATGACATGACGCGTGCCGGTATGGAAATCAGCGGTAAGATGCCGCCGGAAGACATTTCCGAAATTGAAGAAGCGTTTGTTGAACTTGGCATTTGGAATTGTCTTAACGACACCATTAAATGGGCGCGCTTATATGGCGGCGCCGTAGCCGTTCTTTTGATTGACGGCCAAGATATGGCGACGCCGCTTCGCCTCAATACAATTCGCAAGAACCAATTCAAAGGTTTGCTCCCTCTCGACCGCTGGATGGTTGAGCCGAGCATGGAAGACCTCATTACCGAGCTTGGGCCAAACCTAGGCAATCCAAAGTTCTATACGGTCACTGCTCAGGCCCCTGCAATGGCCCGCCGCAAAATCCATTATTCGCGCGTTGTAAGGCTGGAAGGTATTCGCCTCCCCTACTGGCAGCGGCTCATGGAAAACATGTGGGGCCTGTCTATTTTGGAGCGTCTATACGACCGCATGGTTGCATTTGATAGCGCTTCCACCGGCGCAGCCCAGCTCGTATACAAATCCTATCTGCGCACCGTCAAGATCAAAGGTATGCGCGAGATCATTGCGGCGGGCGGCGAAGCGCAAGCCGGTCTGATCAAATATGTTGATATGATGCGCCGCTTCCAAGGCATTGAAGGCATCACGCTTCTGGATGGCGAAGACGAATATACCGCCGAGTCGCACAGTGCTTTCTCCGGCTTATCGGATGCACTTCAACAATTCGGTCAGCAGATTTCCGGCGCATTGCAGATCCCTTTAGTGCGCATGTTTGGCCAATCGCCGGCAGGCTTTAGCACTGGCGATACCGATATTCGCAACTATTACGATACTGTCAACCAGAAGCAAGAACAAGAGTTGCGCGTGCCGTTGACCACAATTACGCGGTGTGTTGCTGCGTCTAAGGGGATTGAAATCCCCGATGGGACCAAGATCAAATTCAAGAGCCTTTGGCAGCTTAGCGATACCGACAAGGCCAATGTTGCTATGTCGGTTGGAAGCGCAGTTGGAAGCGCAGAGCAAAGCGGTCTTATTGATCGCGCAACTGCTTTGAGGGAGCTGAAGCAATCCAGCATGGTGACTGGAGTATTTAGCAATATTACCGATGAGATGATTGACGAGGCTGAAGCAGAAGGACCGCCGCTTCCTGGAGGCGAAGTAGACGACCCGGAAGGCGGAGAGGAAGAAACTCCGGAAGGCGGCAAGCCTGCTGCGATCTCCAAAGGCCCAACTGCGTCAAAGCAAAAACAGATGCCTGAAGAAAACGGATTGTCATAAATGGCTTTGCATATCCATTATAAAGTGCGCGACAAGGAAGAAGCTTGGATTACGGTTCATGGCGCAAAAGTCTTAGTTAAAGAAGGCAAAATTGTTGCCGGAGCGGGTGGAAAGCTAAATGGAAAGAAAGAGGGATCTTCTTCGGCTTCCAAAGGATCTTCTTCGCAAGCAAGCACCTCTTCGGTTTTTGGTAAAGAAGTGCATGCGGCGGTTAAGAGTAAATTCAGCGCAAAAGAAAAGTCGGCAATCGCCAGTTATTCGTCGGATAAAACTGATCCTAAAAAAGGTCAATTCAAACCGGCTTATCAGGAGATAAACCAAAATTTACGCAACGGGGCAAATCCTCCGGCTCATTTGAAGAAAACAGTTGCTCAAATGGATGAAGTATTTGCTTCTGCTTCGACCGAAAAAGCAATTAAGGTTTATCGGGGTTTGGATGATGATTTTGCAAATCAGCTCTCCGAAGGAGCAAGTTTTACTGATGGCGGATTTGTTTCGACAACCAGCGAGAAATCAATTGCTTCTGAATTTTCTGGCAAGAGTAAGACCGTGATGGAGATCAATGTTCCGAAAGGCTCAAAGGCAATCTCTGTTGCAGGCGTTAGCGAGTATGAAAATGAGCAAGAAGTTCTTTTAAATCGGGGCGGTAGTTTTAAAGTAACTGGAATTAGCGAAGCAGACGGCAAACGAATTGTGCATGTGGAGTATGCAGGATGAGCAAGGATAAATTTGTTGAGAATGGCAAAGGTTTGAAAATTACCAAGCCGGCACCAGCGCCGCCGGTTAAGAAATGACTTGCCTAGTTCTTCAAAAAAGAGTTCGTGACGCGTTAACCGAAAAGGAGCAACGGCGAGCAGCCCATGAGCGCTTTGCAGTTGCTAACAGACTTGAAGCCGAGTATATGCGCAGCATGCGTTACCTTACTCGGCAGATTGACCAAATTGTAAAAACGATGGCGCCGGGTGGCGATTTAAGCAATAGTGCCGAGCTGCAACGCGTGTTAAGGGATTATTCAAAGACCATTACGCCTTGGGCCAAGTCGGTAGCTGAAAAGATGGTGGCGAGGGTTGCACGCAAGGAATCGGCGGCTTGGTTTCAGCTAAGCCGGGAGATGGGGCTATCGCTACGCCAAGAAATAGAACATGCGCCGGTTGGCCAAGCCCTAACAAGTTTCGTTAAAGAGCAAGTGAAGCTCATTCAAAGCCTGCCCGCAGATGCTGCTCAGCGGGTCGGCGAGCTCACTGTGGAAAACTTATATCATTCCAAGCGATCCAGTGAAATTGCGAAGCAAGTAATGCAAACTGGAAAGATAACGGAAGGGCGAGCTAAAGTTATAGCTCGCACGGAAATCGCAAGGGTTGCTTCCGGTTTGACCATGGTTCGGGCACAAGCAATAGGATCAACGCATTATACTTGGATGACCAGCGATGATCCAGATGTTCGGCCAAGCCACAAAGTTATGAATGGCCAAGTGATTGCGTGGGCCGAACCGCCGGAAGTTGACCCCGGCAAACATTATCATGCTGGCCAGTTCGTGAATTGCCGATGCTGGCCTTCTCCTATTTTATCCGATCGCATCTTGGGGATTTAAAATGGCCATTCATGTCCACATTCATCGCAAACCCGGGAAAGCCAAAGACGCCGGTAGTACCGAAGAAATCCGGCGAAAGATCAAAACCGTTGAAAACCAAATAAGCACTCTTTCTTCGCAAGCTCCTTTGAAGGATAAAGTTAAGCTCAAGGAACGGCTGAAAGAGCTTGAGGCGGAGCTGGCTAAGCTGGAAGGTAAGTCCAAAGATGCTCTTGAAAAATACGAAACATTTCCAGAGCACGAAAAAGCAATGAGCTTATGGAGAAAGCTCAAACAAGAAAACAAAGACCCCAAATTCGAAGAAACTAAATCGCTGGGCGGCAGCAAGCTGTATAAAGTTTCTTGGAAAGATTCGGCCAAAGCCAAAGACTGCACCTGCCAAGGCGGGAGGGCGGCGAAGGATGCTACCCATTTCAAGAAAGGTGATAAAGTGCGTCATTTTTCAGGTCGCACTATTTACACCGTTGCGGAGGTCCAAGGAGATAAAATTCGCGTGGACGGATCGTCTGATTGGATGAATGCTCGCGAATTTGAAATGGGTCCGCAAGAACATAAAGAGCGAAAGATTTACTGACTTTTGGAGATTTAAAATGATCAACGTTGCAATGTTACTTGATGAAGTTGCGGCAGATGGGCCGGGAGAAACAGTTTCAATTCCGGTTTCTGAACAAAGTTTCCAAGCCGTTATAGTTGGTGACGGAGCTGTTTCCGCAACTGTTGCGATCGAAGTTAGCTTCAACCGAATTGATTGGGATCCAATTGGTGTGGTTGAATTAACGGGAACAAATAGGGCGCATGGGCTTGCGTCTATTCCTGTTGGTTTTCTTTTAGCCAGCACGTTTCCTTTCTGCCGGGGCAGAGTTATGGATATTACCGGCACTGATGCAAAGGTAAGTCTGTTTTGCGGTTTTAGCCCAAAGTAACAATTCAATAGCTTTTTTGATCCTTTTATTGAAGTAATTGTTGCGCTGATGTTCTGCTGAGGACTAATATTTATCCCGAATGCTCATATTTGGTCTGTCTTCGACTAATCAAAAGGTCCGGCGATGAAAAAACTCCTCAGCTTGCTCAGTTTTATTGCGGTATGCGCCGCCACTATTTTCAACGTTCCAATGGTTAGCGCCGATGCCGCTTACCCTTATCAGAACTCGGTCTACATCCCTTCGGCTATTTCGCCGGTTGCTACTGCCTCGGCGCCAACCACTTACTCGGTAACGCTGCAAAACGCGGGCATCATTGCCTTCGAAATTAACGGCACCTGCACCAGCCTCGCGGCAACAGTCCAAGTCTCAGTCGACGGCACCACATGGCGAGCAGTCAACGTTTATCCTGTGGTGACCAGCACAATTACCGCCGCCGCTTCCATTTCCGCCGCTGGGGCATACCGGGCAAACGTTGCCGGCGCTCGCGCTGCGCGTTTGAATGTAACGGCTTTGACTGCAACCTGCAACTTCAGTGCAGTAGCAACTTCCGGCACCCCTGCTCCGAACCTGTAAGGGCTGTTCCATGAGCAAGCGGTATACGTTTTACACTGTCGCGAAGCTGGGTCCAAAAAGAAGTCTGACCCCCGAAGGTTTCTTGCTTTGCGAAGATGTGCCGCTTGCCCGATTGGGGATGATGGTTTACGGACCAGACGAAGCCCCGATTGAACCTGGACCAGAAGGCATAGTTAAAATCTTTCGCGAAGCGGAAGACGTTTTTACCGATGCGACCATTGGTAGCGCCCAAGGTAAGCCGGTAACAAACAATCATCCGGATGATGACGTTACACCGGAGACTTGGAAACAACTTGCTATTGGCGTCATGTTAAACGTACGCCGTGGCTTAGGAATAGAAGACGATTTGTTGTTGGGTGACCTTCTGATTACCGATGCAGAAGGCATTTATGAAATTCAGGAAAACGGCAAAGTTGAAATCAGCCTTGGATACGACGCTGATTACGAAGAAACCGGACCGGGTATGGGTAAGCAGAAAAATATCATTATCAATCACGGTGCGTTGGTTGGTAGTGGAAGATGCGGATCCCGTTGCTCCATCGCTGACCACAAACATTTTGCAAAGGACAATACCATGGCTGCTCCCTCTTCTAAGAAAGGCAAAATTGCTGCTTTCATCGCACGCGCCATTGCTTCACGCGACTCCGCTGAAGAGCTCGAAAAGATTACCGACGAAGCAGCGGAAGAACTCGGCGGCGCAGACACCCATATTCATATCCATGGTCAAGACAGCGACCCCGACGAAAAAGAAAAGAAAACGGATGATGAAGATCCGGACGACAAGAAAAAAAAGACCGACGACGAGGACCCGGACGACGGGGAAAAGAAAACCGAGGATGAAGATCCGGACGACGATGGCAAAACTAAAGACGATGAAGATCGCTGGGCGAAAAACGATGCTGAGCACGCCGAACTCTGGGCAGCTATTAAAGCTCTGCAAGGCGGCACGTCCGATGAAGAAACCGTCACCGAGGAAATGAAAGACGAATTTCCCGATGATGTGAAGGCAGAAGCCAGTAAAGCGAAAGACTCGGCTTACTTCGGCGACAGCTTCCAAGAAACAGTTGCTCAGGCTGAAATCCTGGTGCCCGGCATCCGCATCCCGACTTACGATCGGGCAGCCAAGCCGAAGGCAACCTACGATTCCATCTGCAATCTTCGCCGTCAGGCGCTGGACCTCGCCTATGCCCAGCCGGCAACGCGCGGCATTCTCGACGACCTGCTGGCTGGCAAGACTTTCGATTTGAAAGGCATGAACAACCGTGCAATTGCAAGCCTATTCAAATCGGCGTCTTCGGTGGCACGTGCGGCCAATAACAAAGGTCGCAGCCTCGATACGAACAAAGACCAAAATGCCAAAGGCGCTCCCAAACCAGTTACCTCTCTGGCCGACTTGAATCGCCTGAACCGCGAGAAATTCGCCGCCGACGGCCAGCAGTAGAAACCTGAAATTTACTTCCTTTGGAGATTTGGAAATGAAAAAGAATCTGATTCGCGCAAAA